CTTCGATCTACGCCTACGACGGCGACGACGACTACGACATCACGGACTTCCGCGTGGTGTTCTGGTTCGACAACTAATCACATCAAGGAGACACACAATGGAACACGCATACCCCCACCTCGTCCCGGTCGAGACCGCTTTGGTCATCGCCAATGTGCTGCCCTCAGGGTCAGCGTTCGGTGTCCGCATGGACAACGGAGAGAACTGCTACATCCCAGTCAACGTCGCCACGGCAACGCATGTCACAGTGGGCATGGAGGTCACCGCCAAGCTGGTGCCCAACCGCTTCCCTGACAAGGCCGAGCGCACACCTTGGTTGACTGTGTTCCTGTCCCGCAACCCCGCCCCTGTTAGGACGTCAGTGCCTGTGCAGTATGCCATGCCCTTCGAGCAGTTCGACATCGAGCCCTCGGTCCCGGCGGCACCGTCGATGGCAGACAGGGTGCGACGCACCATGCGTAACGGCGGGGTGTGGACAGTGGGGTCCCTCTATGAGGAGCTTGTGCCCGGTAAGGTTCGGGTCGATGGCCTGACGGAATACAACTCCATCTCGGCCGCGGTCCGGGCGATGTATGCCAAGGGTGAGTGCGCCAAGTTCCAACTGTGGCGGACCTCTGACCAGAGCAAGCCGAGCCGGGAGTGGTTCACCTGTCACCCCGACCGGGCTGACGTTGATGAATGGGAGGCAGTGTGATGCCTGTCTATCGAGTGACTGTCTCGGTCCGCACGCTGGACCACATCGAGCCTGATACAATGGCCAACCACGTGGCCGATGCAGTGTCCTGTTGGGGTGGGCAATACCACCCCGACGACCCCCTGTTCTCAGCGCATGTCAGGAGCAAGGCCACATGCCGGGGGGTAACCATGCAAGACGCAGACTACGACACATTCTTGGAGGATAACTGAAATGACACGAATAACAAACAACCTGCGCACCGCAATGGAGCGCGAGATCATGAAAGACCTGCCGAGCAGGGACTACGTTAAGGAGATTCACGCGCTGGTGCAGGAGGTCGTGATTGCCCACGCCCCGGAGCAGATAAGGGTTATGTATGACGACCCTGACCTGCGCGGATACCTAAAGACTGTCGGGCTCGAGGTAAAAATTGGGAACAAATACGTCTTGATGAACAGAATTGGTGAGGGTCACGGCGAGGTCTATGGGATCAAGTCTGGGAGACTTAGCATCCGCATGGACGATGCCGAGAACGCCAGCAGGCTACCCGAGGGTTCCCTATATCGGGACATCGTGACCAAGCTGCATGAGGCTGGCCTTGTCGCTGCCTACTTCGCACAGGATGAGCTGCGGGCCAATGTGCAGGTTCGCCTGCGGGCTAACCTTAAAGCGTCCAAGACCTTCAAGCAGCTCTACGAAATCCTCGAGCCCGAGCTGCACCACTACATCCCCAAGGACGAGGTCAAGGCACAGCTGCCTGCCTGTGTTGCACCCGTGGTGGACGACCTGCGTAAGCTGGGTGCAGTGCTGCCTTCGGTACCGAAGGTGGAGGATAACTGATGTTCGGAAGGAAACAATCTGACGTTCCGTTTCTGCGGGACATGAAGTCCACTGCTGCCAGTGCCGTCATGGTGATGGATGGTATCCGGGCGCTGCCATCGAAGCCTGCGTGCAACTCTGTCTACACAGCACTGGCCGACAAGGGTGACCTGAGTGCCGCCGATCTGGAGGAACTGGCCAACAAGCTCGGCCGACTGGCATGGGAAAGGGGGCGGAAATGAAAGGGTTAGTTTACACTGGGGCGACCGACGCGCAGGTGCGGTGGGGCGGCAACAGCGATCCTCGTGGGGTTCTCGTTGAAGGCCGCGTGTATACTGTTGAGCATACAGATGTTCACACATGGCACACCAAGATTAAACTCGTAGGCATTGATGGCTGGTTCAATAGCGCGTGCTTTGAAGACGCAAAGGAGCCGATGTAATGAGTGACGAAGAACTGGTGAAGCGGCTGCTGGATTTTGACAAGGTGACAGTTGGGGATGCCCGCGATGCCGCACTCCGCATCGAAGCCCTGACGGCCAAGGTCAAACTTATGGACGACCTCGACGTTATCAACGGGGAGAAGATCGAAGCCCTGACAGAGCAACTCGAAGCCGCACGTGCTGACGCCAAGGAGGCCGAGGCTTATGCGGAGGAGTTGGAGGCCAAGAATGGAAACTTGTGCGATCTTGCCGTTAACGAACATGGGCGGGCAGAACGGGCAGAAGCCAAGCTGTCGAAGGCGGTAAAGGCGCTTCTCCTTGCCCGTGTCCATGTCGCCAACAATGAGCAGGGATGGAGCGTGGGTCGGGCCTCTGCGCGATCTGACCTAAAGATTATCAACGCCACGCTGGCCGAGGTTGAGGGAGAGAAGACATGAGTGACAACGATCTGATCCGGCGCGGGGATGCCCTAGCAGTTTTGCGCGATGAAATCGACTTGGCGCGAATTGCCATGCCGCAGTGCGTCCCGATCTTGGCCGCTGATATGCGCGCCATCGCCGCCCTGCCCGCCGCCGATCCTCTAGCAGACCCACGGGTGAAGGCGTTGGTGGAGGCAAAGCTGGAAAAGGTGCTGAACCATATCAGAAAAATGCAAGGTTACGTTCAAGAGTATCTTGAGCCGGGGCCGTACGTTGCAAAGCACGGAAATGGCGGAACCTTTAGCGAGCCACACCCGTACCAAGATGAGGCTTATGCGTATTTCATGCGGCAACAGATGCGCGAGGCTGTGCTAAACGACCTAATTCACATGTTGGATGGACCAGAAGAACGCGCCACGCTGGCCGAAATTGAGGGAGAGAAGTGATGAGTGAACCACTGTGCGCGACATTCAGCACCCAACGAGAGGAGGAGTTCCTCACCAAAGTGCAGGATGCCCGCATCAAACTGGCTGACTTCAAGCTGGCGATGCGGCACGTCCGGCTCACGGTAAGTAAAGAGGAGGAGATCGAGGACTTCGCCGAGGACATGGCAGACACGCTCTGTAAGCTGGAGCGTAGCTGCCTGCGGAACCTCAAAGGCCGGGATTGAGGGAAGCAATGCCCCGTGACCCATCCAACAGCCCCGGTGCGAGAGCCCTGAGGCTGGCAGGGTACGTCAAGTTGCCTGCGTGGTGGGTCACGCAGGAGCAGTTCGAGTTGATAGAGTACATGGCTAAACAAAACAAAGACGACATCGACGCAATTAAGGAGAGAGCCTATGACTGGCCGCAGGATTATTAGTCGTGACATGATGGAAGCAGCACGAGACAAAGGGTGGAACGCAACACAAACTTCCCGGCACTACGGGTTCCACCGCAAGTCCATCGAGGATGCGTGTGAACGGTTTGGTATCATCCTACCACTGGGCACGACATGGGCACCGCCGCCCAAGCCCAAGCCCCTCGTTGTCTGGACCGACGAGGTCGAGCCCAAGACCAAGGAGAAAGTCAGGCTGTCAGCCGGCTCGGCCGCTATCGAAAGAGCACTGGCCAAGCTGGTCGCCGAGAAGAAATCGCGGTTGCAGGCTACCACCTGACCCGCTACCAATCTCGTGAGGGGCGCATACGAAACCTGCGGTTTTGTGTTGGTCGAAGATCAGACTGCGCTACGGCTCATCATCCACCATCGCGCCCCTCACGATCCCCACTGGAGGATCGACATGACTAAATCTGCACAAGACGAATGGGAAGACGAGCGCATCCTGATGCGATCAGAAGGCGTCAAGTTCGACGGCGACAAGCCACGTTACGACCTGATCCCCCCGGAACTTCTGGAGGAGACGGCAATCGTATTGACTTACGGTGCTGTTAAGTATAGTGAAAGGAACTGGGAGAAGGGTATGGCGTGGCACCGTCCGTTCGGTGCACTCATGCGTCATATGTGGTCGTGGTGGAGAGGCGAGAACGTAGACCCTGAGACAGGGTTTTCACATCTTGCACATGCAGCATGTTGCATTGCCTTCCTCATCACATACGAGCGCCGTAGTATCGGCAAAGACGACAGGCATAAGACAGGGTGAGACAGGATGAATCCAGATGACATTAAGAGCGCAATACAAGCACAGATTAGCATACCTGATCTGAATGTACGCGTATACAAAGACGCAATGACTATGAGTAATACTATATCTGCAGAGCTAGACAGCAGGCTGGCAGCGCAGGTAGCAGAGCGTGCGCTTGATATGCTGGCAGCTAAGAGCAACATGTCCGCCAGCGGGCTGGTGCAGATGCTGCAGTTCCTATCAGAAGATCACGAAACGCAGATGAGATACACAGCGTGGCGTACAGCGCGGCGCCTTAGGGGGGATAGGGTGTGATGGACATCGTAACAATCGACTTCGAGACATACTACGACAGGGACTACTCGCTGTCCAAGATCACGACAGAATCCTACGTCCGCAGCCCACTGTTCGAGGTGATCGGTGTGGGCGTCAAGGTCAACGATGGGCCCGTCGATACTTACAGTGGTGACAACGCGGGCAGGTTCCTCAAGTCACTGGACTACAGCGACAAGGCCATCCTCTGCCACAACACCATGTTCGACGGGGCTATCCTCTCGTGGCACTACGGCATCAAGCCCAAGCTGTGGCTGGACACGCTATCTATGGCACGTCCTCTGCATCAGGCGACGGTGGGCGGCAGCCTCAAGGCACTGGCTCAGCACTACGGGCTGGGGGCCAAGGGCGACGAGGTCATCCAAGCACTGGGCAAACGGCGCAAGGACTTCTCCTCGGCGGAGCTGGCTGCGTACATGAAGTACTGCGCCAACGACATCGACCTGACCTACGCCCTGTTCAAGAAGCTGCGCAAGGGGTTCCCTGTCTCGGAGATGCGCGTCATCGACACCGCCATCCGGATGTACACCGAGCCGACAGTGGAGTTGGACGAGGACAAGCTGGCTGCGCACCTCGTTGTGGTGCAGGCAGAGAAGCAGGCGCTGCTCGACACCCTTGGTGGCAAGGGCAAAGAGTACATCATGTCGAACGACAAGTTCGCCAAGCTGCTGCGCAAGCGTGGGGTGGAGCCACCGACCAAGACCAGCGCGACCACGGGCAAGGAGACTTATGCCTTCGCCAAGACCGACCTCGCCTTCACTGCACTGCAAGAGCACCACGACCCCATTGTTCAGACACTGGTGACCGCACGGCTGGGGCTCAAGTCCACTCTGGAGGAGACGCGCACAGCAGCGCTGATCGGGGTGCAGTCACGTGGTCGGCTGCCCATCATGCTCAACTACTATGGCGCCCACACTGGCCGCTTCTCCGGCGGGGACAAGCTCAACCTGCAGAACCTGCCCCGTGGTGGTGTGCTGCGCCATGCCCTCCGGGCACCCGAGGGACACAAGATCATCAGCTGTGACAGCAGCCAGATCGAAGCCCGCATGGTGGCTTACCTTGCCGGGCAGGCTGACCTTGTGCAGTGGTTCCGTGAGGGCCGGGATGTTTACTCGGAGTTCGCCACGACGTTCTACGGCCGCAAGATCACCAAGGCTGACAAGCTGGAGCGTCACGTGGGCAAGGCAGCCATCCTTGGGCTGGGCTACGGCATGTCGGCCGACAAGTTTGGACTGACGCTCAAGCGCGGCAAGCCGCCCGTCAACCTGCCAGAGGAGGACATCGAGCGTCTGGTTCGCACCTACCGCACGGGCTATCACCAGATCGTCAAGCTCTGGGGTGAGTGCGGCTACGCCCTGTCCAGCATGGTGGCTGGGCGCAAGGGGCGGATCGGTAACATCCTGACCTATGATGCCGATGGTATCTTCCTGCCCAACGGGATGAAGCTGCGCTACCACGGCCTGTCGGCCACCGATCGGAACTTCACCTACATCCAAGACCGCCGCATGTTCGATCGGGCGATGAAGGCCCGGCTCGACGGCAGTAAGGTTGACACTGGCAAGGGCCAAATCCCCGGCCAGAGCCGCATCTATGGTGCGATGGTGGTGGAGAACGTGACCCAAGCACTGGCACGCATCGTTGTAGCAGAGCAGATGCTGGCGATCCAAGACGCTGGCTACCACGTCGCCTTCCAAGTGCATGACGAGAACGTCTGCGTGGTGCCTGAGGACAAGGCTGAGCAGGCGCAGAAGGACATCGTCGAGATCATGTCCACCGCCCCGACTTGGGCACCCGACTTGCCCGTGGCCTGCGAGGCAGGCACGGCTGACAACTATGGAGACACGTGATGTCGTTTGCCGGACTCGAACATATACTGGCGGAGGTTGCCGCCAAAGCTGACGCGGAGCAATTCGTGATTGATTTCGTCGGCGTTAGGGACGACTGGGTGTCGCCCGGTGACTACATAGTAACCATAGGGCTACATAGAACTGACCTACAGTTGAACCACGAGTTCATAATAAGGAGCAACGGTAAGTATGTGAGCAATGCAAGTCCTACGTCTTTGCGCACTAAGGTACGTAATAGATACAGGCAAATCGTCGGGAAGCTGGAACGCAGGCTGAACCGAACAGCGCCAGATGCTGATGGGTTTTACAGGCGCACACTGTTCTACGACAACGACAAGTATTACCTTGGAGATTCGTGATGACAACTAAACTCGCTCACTCGTACACCGCCCTCAAGATGTATGAGAACTGCCCCAAGAGGTACTACCACCAGCGCATCACCAAGGAAGTGGTGGACCAGCCGGGCACGGCGACAGTCTACGGTGAGCGGGTGCACAAGCAGCTGGAGGAATACCTCAAGGCCCCGGCCGTTGGCCTGCCCGAGGAGACGGCTGCGCTCAAGCCACTGTGCGATCAGGTGACAGCGGGTGCCAATGGTGGCGGGATGCTGCTCGTCGAGCAGGAGTACACCCTGACCAGTGACCTGCAACCCACCAGCTGGTTTGCCAAGGACGCATGGCTGCGCTTCAAGCTCGACGTCCTCGTGATCCGCGGCAACTCCACGGCTGTGGTGGTGGACTGGAAGACAGGCAAGCGCCGCCCCGACTTCGACCAGCTGGAGATGTTCGCCCTCGCTGTGTTCAGCTTCTGGCCGTCGATCACCAAGGTCTCCTCCATGTTTGTGTGGACCAAGGAGAACGCCATCGACAAGGAGATGTACCGGGTCGAGCACAAGGACGAGATGTGGACGCGACTGATGACGCGCATCAATCGGGTGGAGAAGTCCTTGGAGACCGACAACTGGCCGGCCAAGCCCAGTGGGCTGTGCAAATTCTGCCCGTGCAAGGGCTTCTGTGAGTTCGCTGCTTGACGATGGCTACTCCAGAGGGCAAGATCAAGGCAGCGTTAGACCGGATGTTGAAGGCTGAGCGGGTGTGGTTTTACCCCCCGCAGGCCGGACCATTTGGTAGCGCAGGCATCCCCGACCGAGTTGCGGTCGTGGCAGGTTTGTTCGTGGGTATCGAGTGTAAAGCTGACGCCACCAAAAAGCCCGCCGCCCTGCAGATAAAGTGCATGGCGGACATCGAAGCTGCGGGTGGCAAGTGTTTCGTGGTCTATGACAAGGCCACAATCGAGCAGGTAAGGGAGTGGATACATGCTTGTCGTCGAGTCCGCGAGGGCCGTAGCCCTCAAACTGAGTGACCCGCACCGGGTCCTAGAGTGCATACCCAAGGCGCGACAACTGCCGTCCGATCCACGCATCGTCGTGGTGCCCCACCGGGTGAAGGAGATGCAGCGTCTCAAGGAACTGGGGTTCAACCCGCCGTCACCCATTGCCTACCAGTACGACTGGCCCGGGCGCTTCACGCCATACGAGCACCAGAAGTCCACGGCTGAGTTCCTTACATTGCACAAGCGCTGCCTTGTGCTGAACTCGATCGGCACAGGCAAGACTGTCAGCGCCCTGTGGGCTGCCGACTACCTGATGAACATGGGCCTCATCAAGAAGGTGCTGATCCTGTCGCCCCTGTCCACCCTTGAGCGGGTGTGGGGTGACGCTGTGTTCAAGGAGTTGTACCACCGCAAGTCGGTGACCCTCTATGGTGACGCCAAGCGCAGGCTCAAGCTGCTCAAGACCGAGGCGGACTTCTACATCATCAACCACGACGGCTTCCCCATCATCGCCAAGGAAGCACTGGACATGTTCGACCTCGTCATCATCGACGAGGCGGCGGTCTACCGGAACCCATCGACCCGGCGCTTCAAGCAGTTCTATCGCTGGCTGCAGGTGCAGCCGAAGATGAACCTGTGGCTGATGACGGGCACACCCACCCCGAACGAGCCCACCGATGCGTGGGCGCTGGCCAAGCTGGTCGACAGCCCGCACATGAGCAAGAGCTACACCGGGTTCCGCGAGCAGGTCATGATGAAGATGGGCCAGTGGAAGTTCATCCCCCGCCCGGACAGCGTGGACATTGTGAAGCACGTGCTCCAGCCATCCATCCGCTTCACCCGGGAGGAGTGTCTCGACCTGCCGGACACCATCACGCAGACCCGCAAGGTGTCGCTGACCCCCGAGCAGGCCAAGCACTTCAAGCAGATGGTCAAACAGCTGGTCACCGAGGTGGCAGGCGGCACGATCACTGCCGTCAACGAGGCGGTCAAGGCGCAGAAGCTGATCCAGATCGCACTGGGTGTAGCTTACGGGGAGAATGGAGAGCTGCTCGAACTGGACTGTGGTCCACGGATCAGCGCCGTGAAGGAAGTCATCGAGGAAGCAGGCGAGAAGGTCATCCTGTTTGTTCCCCTGACGGGAACTCTGCGCATGCTGGAGCGCGAACTGTCCAAGGACTGGACGGTGGGCGTGGTCAACGGCGAGGTGTCATCCGCCAAGCGCAACGACATCTTCCACAACTTCCAGAACGCGCGTGACCCTCGTATACTTATTGCGCATCCTGCGACAATGGCGCATGGATTGACCTTGACAGCGGCGTCAACCGTTGTATGGTATGGTCCGATCACTAGTAATGAACAGTATGTTCAAGCTAACGGTCGTGTCGAACGTATCGGCAAGAAGCATGTGTCGAACGTCGTACACATTGAAGCAACTGAGGTGGAGCATCGCATCTATGAACGCCTGCAGAATAAGCAGAAGTTACAGGGTGTGCTGCTAGACCTGATAGCCCAGATGGGAAAGGAATAACATGTCGTTTAGCATTGAGAAGGACGTCCCGCTGCCGGAGAAGAACGTGCGCTGGAAGTATCCGTTCGACCAGATGGAAGTTGGCGACAGCTTCTTCGTCGTGAACAAGGACACCACGCAGATGTCTGCGCTGTGCAAGCGGGCGGGCAAGCGGCTCGAAGCACGGTTCGTCACCGCCAAGTCGGAAAAGAATGGGGCGCAGGGCGTCCGGGTGTGGAGGATGGAATGAGCTTTACAGTCGAGCAGGTGGTGGAGACTTACCTCAAACTGCGGAGGAAGAAGGAGGCAGTCGAGAACGAGACCAAGGATAAGGTCGCGGAACTCAAGGCCAAGATGACCAAGCTGGAGTCGTGGCTGATGCAGAAGGCAGACGACGAGGGTGTCACCTCGTTCAAGACTTCGGCGGGCACGGCCTTCGTGACCAGCACTGACTTCGCCAACGTCGCAGACTGGGATGCTGTGCTCACCTTCGTCAAGGAGCATGATGCGTTCGACATGCTGGAGAAGCGCGTGGCCAAGGCTGCGGTGCGGGCTCACATGGAGGAGACTGGCGACGTGCCACCGGGCATCACCTATGGTACCAAGCTGGGCATCAACATCCGCAAGGCGTCAGGGGGTGACGAATGAGGTGGCTTCGCAGAATGGTGCGCCGCTGGCTGGAAGGTCCCACGGTGGAGGCGGTTGGTCGCGGCGGCAACGCAGAGAGCATGGCTCTCCACATGCTGAGCTCCGCGGATAACTCGGTGGCGCACGTCGTGACGCCGATCCGCAATGGCTTCCTTGTCAGCACCCGCGCCTACAACCCCAATGGTCCGGACAAAATCGACGCAGTCTACGCAGCAAGCGCAGACGAACTCGGGCCCCTGCTCGTCGCCGAGATGGCGACGCGGCGTCTCACCAAGTAACGCTCAGAGAGGACAACATGAGCAACATCGTACCTTCCAACATCCAAATCCCGGCGCACCTCGCACGTGTGGTCGGTCAACCCTCTGCACTGTCGGCCGCTCTGGCCGGTGGTCTGGCAGGTGGCGCAGAGTACCCGCGCATCTCCATCAAGGGCAGCCGCTTCCGCATCATCGAGGGTGGTGCTGAGACTGTGCTTGAGGACACCAAGCTGTCGGTCGTGATCGTGGGTGCCAACCCGCGCCTGTCCAAGACGTTCTATGCCAAGCAGTGGACCCCGGACAGTGAGCCCTCGTCGCCTGACTGCTACTCGCTGGATGGCGTCCGCCCGCATGGTGAGAGCACCGACCCGCAGAACGACACCTGCGCTGGCTGCCCGATGAACGCATGGGGTTCCAAGATCACGCCGATGGGCCAGCAGATCAAAGCCTGCGCCGACCAGAAGCGTCTGGCTGTCGTGGCATCCAACGACCCCGAGGGTCCGGTGTACCTGCTGCAGATCACCCCGGCCGCGCTCAAGGGTCTGGGTTCCTACCAGAAGGAACTGCAGATGCGGGGCATCCCGGTCGAGGCAGTCAAGACCGTGGTCACCTTCGACACTGACGCCAGCTTCCCGAAGCTGATGTTCAAGTTCGGCGGCTTCCTTGACGAGGGTGAGTACGCTGCGGTCGAAGGGCTGTTCGGTTCGGACAAGGTGCTTGAGATCACTGGCGAGAAAGAAACCGCCGCTGAACCCAAGGGCGAAGCCAAGCCGAAGGCAGCTGCCAAGCCCGCCGCTGTCGCTGCCAAGCCGAAGCCTGCTCCGGTCGAGGAGGAAGAAGCCCCGGCACCCAAGCGTGGGTTCGGTGCGAAGGCAGCCGCTCCGGTCGAGGAGGAAGAAGCTCCGGCCCCCAAGCCGAAGCCTGCCGCCAAGGCCGCAGCACCCAAGGCCGCAGCACCCAAGGTGGAGAAGGCTGGTGCCAGCTCTCTCGCCGACGAGATCGCTGATCTGATGTCGGACATGGACGACGATGACTGAGCAGAAGCGGATCACGTTCGAGAAGATCGACGCGCTCCGTAGGCACATGCTGCTCACGCACACCCAGATGGCAAGGTTACTCGGGGTATCCCGGGTAACCTACTACAACTGGAAAAAAGAGGGCCACCCTGCCGAGCGCAACGCCACGAAAACGCGGGCTATCCTAAAGGACATGCTCCGTGTTATGACAGAACACGAGTGGCCGGCACCGGCCATCGTGGCAATGGATCAGGACGACAGACTGATTGCATTGCAGAAGTTGCTTCTCGTAAAATAAAGGTGGGGGGTGTCGAGCCCCCCACACACCGAGCAGGGTAGGGACATGGACACAGCAGAGTTCTTGGGCAGGGTGCTGCCCGGCGAAGGGTATTATGTAGCGACAGTTATCAACCCGGACAGACGTGCGCAGAAGTCTTACGAGACCATAGACGCGCTGTCCAACGCGGTCATCCGGATCGACATTGCTGGTGGTAACGTGTACTACGCAATGTCCTCGTTCACCGAGGCGGGCAACCGCAAGCAGGTGAACGTCAAGCAGACCAAGGCCCTGTTCATCGACATCGACTGCGGTGAGGACAAGCCCTTCGCCGACCAGCGCGAGGGCGCCAAGGCCCTCAAGACATTCCTCAAAGCCAGTGGCCTGCCACCACCCATGATCGTCAACTCGGGCCGTGGTCTCCACGTGTACTGGCCGTTGACCGAGGCGCTTGCGCCCGCTGACTGGCAGCCTCTGGCTGATGCACTCAAGGAGTGCGCGAAGCAGCATGGCTTCGAGATCGACCCGGCGGTGACCGCGGACAGCGCCCGGGTGCTGCGCCCAGTGGGTACCCACAACCCCAAGAACGGGGCGGAAGTGGTGCTCATCAAGGACGCACCTGACAACGACCCCGATGATCTGCGCCAGCTCCTAGCAAACTACATGTACCGTGCCCCCACCAAGCGGGGCTTCGCTGCGCAGGCCAAGCCTGTGTCCAGCATCACGGGAGCACTTGCGTCCGGGCAGGAGTACGAGCCTGCTATCGCGGGCAACATCATCGAAGGCTGCGCACAGGTACGCTGGGCTGCCAACAACCAAGGGGATGTGGAGGAGCCGTTCTGGTACGCGCTGCTCGGCATCGCTGCCTTCTGTGACGACCCGGAAGGGACGGCCATCGCGTGGTCAGACCAGCACCCGGACTACGACTATAGTCGTACTGTCCTCAAGGTGGAGCAGTGGAGAGGCAAGGCCACGGGACCAACCACCTGCGCCAAGTTCAAGGACCTGCGCTCGACGGGCTGCAACAAGTGTCCCTTTGCTGGCAAGATCACCTCCCCCTGTCAGATCGGCCGCAAGCTGACTGAGGCCGAGGGCCCGGCCGAGGATGCACTTGACGAAGTGGCACATGAAGTGCCCATGCCTGCGGGCTTCAAGCGTGTGGCCAAGGGTGGCATCGCCCAGACCATCGACGACACTGACATCATGGTCGTACCGTTCGACCTGTACCCCGTGAGCTACGGCAAGGACGAAGCGCTGGGGTACGAGGTGGTCCGCTTCCACTGGAAGCGCCCGCACAAGGGCTGGCAGGAACTCAAGTTCAGGCAAGCCTACCTCGCCGACGGGAACCGCGAGTTCCCCACAGCCATCGCTGACCAAGGTATCGTGCTGCCCTTCAAGGGCATAACCGAGAGGTTCCAATACATGCTCCGTTCCTACATGGATGAACTCCGCAAGCTCAAGACGACCACCAACCTCTACACCACGCTCGGGTGGAAGGAGGAGAACTCCCTGTTCGTGCTCGGCGACAAGCAAGTCCGCAAGGACGAGCAAGGCCAGACCGTGGTCGAGGATGTCGTGCTGTCCTCTGCGGTGCAGCGCATCGGCACTGGGATGTATGGCACCAAGGGTGACCACGAGAAGTGGATCAAGATCACCAAGCTCATGGAAGCTGCCGGGCTCAAGGCTCACATCTTCGCCATGGGCGTGTCCATGTCCGCGCCGCTCTACCAGTTCACCGGGCTCAAGGGTGCGGTGCTGTCGCTCTACGGGCCGACAGGTAGCGGCAAGTCGCTGGCTCAGCTGGCGATGCAGTCTGTCTGGGGCAACCCTGTCGAGCTGCACTTCCAGTCTAAGTACACACAGAACGCGCTGTTCACCCGCCTGTCGTTCCTGAACAACCTGCCCATGACGATCGACGAGACCACCATGATGCCCGACAAAGAGGTCGGCGACTTCATCTACGGTGTGACGCAGGGCCGGGACAAGAGCCGCCTCAATGCCCGGGTGGAGGAGCGTGATCCGCGGACGTGGGCTACGCCTGTGACCCTGTCAACCAACCGTCCGATGGGCGGCAAGCTGCTGGCTGGTAACTTCGAGACTGACGCGCAGATGGCCCGGATGTTGGAGCTTTCGCTGGAGAGTTCGGACATCTTCACCAAGAGCACGGATGTGGGGCGCAAGTTCTACAACACCATCACCCGCAACTACGGCCATGTCGGCCTGCTGATCCTCCAGTGGCTGGTGGACAAGGGCGAGGTCGCCATCGTCAAGATGATCGCCGACCACATGGTCGCCTTCGAGAAGAAGTACAAGGTTCGGTTCAGCGGCGAGGAGCGGTACTGGGAAGTCATGATCGTGCTGGCTGACCTGATGAACAAGGTCGCGGTAGAGAACGGCTGGGTGGACTACGACTACACCAAGGCCACTGAGTTCGCACTAGAGCAGGCAGGCATGATCCGCCGCAGCATCAGCGCCGCCAAGCTGGATGAGTTCGACTTGCTGGGCGAATACCTCAACGAGATGCGTGCTGCCACTGTCCTCGTCTCCCACATCGACGGCCACGACCTGCCGATCTACGACCCCAGCAGGCTGCCACGCGCAGAAGTCCGGGTGCGGTTCGACCTGTACCGCAAGGCCACCAATGCCAAGAACGATCGGGGCATCCTGCTTGTGGACCGCACCCACTTCCGTCAGTGGATGGCCAGCCGGGGCGGGGACTGGAAGAAGTTTAGCGACGTGCTCGTGTCGGAAAGCGTCGACGCCACGCCGTCATCCAAGAAGGCCATCCTCGGCCGGGGCATCCCAGAACTGCGGCTCCCTCAGACCTACGTGGTCGGCATCAACCTTGCCCACGACCGGCTCCATACTCTCTTGGAGAATGAGGATAACCGGCCGGAGAGCATGACGCTGGGTCAGCTGCGGGCAATGCCCTAGTTCAGCGTCATCAAGTCGATTAGGTTCTGCAGATCACGCTCGGCAGCATTAGGCGCGGACCGCAAGGTCCGCTCCATAGCTGGACGATCTGCTTCTTTTAACGCACGCTGAGAGTTCTTGACGAAGTTCTTGATCTCCAGACCAGTGCCCTTGGACCCTGCGTTCCACGTGTCAACTTCCGCTTCGATCTCACGCGCCCGCGCCCGGTCGCCCTCCATCATGGCCTTGACCCATCCAGTCCTGTACGCCGTAGTTTGCTCACGCTGGTAGTCCGTGATGCGTTTGGCCATACCGATCATCTCGTACTGACGGGAAGCCGCGACTGGGTAGAACCCAAGCACCCGCGTCAGAACGACACCGGCACTCATCTCCGGCGACACAGTGTAACCGCGCCGATCAGTAATTGCACCGTTCTGCATGTAGACGTAGGCTTCACCAGCCGCACGCATCATGGTTACGGGGGACTCGCGCAGTACATCTTCAACATCCACCGTGGCGGTGAATGGGGCCGTGAGCGCCTGTTTGGCAAACGTACCTGTAGCACCAATCATGCCTGCAGCAGGACCGAGGATTTCCATGACAGACCGGAACGGGTCAGCCCCAGCTATGAGAGCGCCCGAGCCCGGCAGCAAATCCCCGAGTGAGGTCTTGGCGGCCACGTCTCCGGGTACGAACTGGTTGACCAAGCCCTGCATAAGCAGCGGCGACATCCCCGGGAAGATGCTGTCCAACATCTGCGCTGCTTCGTAACGGGCGCCCTGCCATCCGGAGATTTTTAGGGTCTGCGCGATGGTGTCGATGACATCTTCAAGGTCTTCCGCGAAGGGCAGACCCGCCAGACCTGTCAGCATCCACAAGGACCCCAACATAAAAATCTGTCCCTTGCGGTCCATGTTGGCCAGCAGCTGGACAGACGTGGTGACGAACACCTTGTACATGTAGGCAAAAGACTGGATGCCCGAGCGCCATGCAGGCGGACGGTTAAGGACGGCGTAGTCACCAAGCGTAAGGTCCAGTGCTTGCAGCGAGAACTGTGTCGCTTGGTCGTGCGCCTCGGCTTCTGTCTTACCGGCTGCCAGCTTGCGGGCGTATTCAAGCCGATAGGCTGTAAGACCTGCAGTCTGGCGCGACGCGCGTTCAAACGAGTTGAACGTCCACATCCATACGTCGATGGCTTTCTGGGTAGCCCCGCGAGTTACCCGCCCGCGGGATGTACCGATGAGCGAGTTGGTCTGGGCGGGCGTTAGCTTGCCGTCAAGGATACCTTCCTTGAGGAACTGTGCTTCTCTGGCCGACAGACCAAACTGTTTCTGGAGTTTGTCACTGGCTTCCACCTCAGCAAAAAACTCAGCGGTATCGAACCGACTGTCAACAATACTGCGCCCACCTACCTGCACAGCAGCACGAACCATCTCCTTGTGGACGTTACCGAGACCGAAGCCCCCACCGAAAGCGGTTTTGCTGTTGTATGAAGCGAGATAGGGGACGACGTTGGTCTCCAGCGCTACGAAGTTCATAGCCCCCGTTGCAACAGAGCCGCCCAGCTGGACCATAGAAGTAATTGCCCGCAAGGCGGACACCCAAGGCTTCGCCCCGAAGTCGGATTCGTCAACGCTTCTGTTGCCCTCGACAAACTCCATCGTCTTAGCGGCTTCGCCGTAGAACTGGTTGGCGCGGTTGGCGGGACCGCCACGGGTCTGCTGTACCATGTGGGCGTAGGCTTCATAGATACGGCGTGCGTCCACCTTGGCCTCACGGGAGACCGTGGGGTCTGCGTCCATAGCATCGGCGCGTTCTTTCAGAACCTCCGCCCAGTCGCGCCCGGTGCGCGGGTCCTTGAGCTCCGCGTTCCACAGTTCATTCGTGGACCTCATGCTGCGGTCCATAAGCTCTGACCTACGCACACGCGTGGCGATCTTGGCCACAGTAGATGCGCGACCTTCAATGTGACGAGATGCAGCCATGATCGCGTCCGGGTCGGCGCCGGGGGTAAACGCCCGCATCAGGCGGTTACGAGCTGAGCTGTTCTGCCGAGTGAGCGCGACGACCAACTGTTCCAATTTTTGCGGCGACAGGTTGATGTCAAACTGCCGGATGCCGCGAAGGAACTCGTTAAGGTTGAGGTCCGGCGGCGCAGCTACGGTTTCCAGCGCGGTTTCAGGCACAGCCTGTAGCGTTACATTGCCGAGCACGTAGCCTTGTGCGGCGTCGCTGTAGTACATCACCTCGAACGGGGTGTTACCAAAGGCTTCGTTGGCCTTGCCCGACATCTCCACAGCTTCCGACAACGAGTCAAACTGGGAGTAGACCAGTTGCTCCCGGTAGGAGTCCTTGACCTGCACCGGCTTGCCACCGACTAGGGCTACGACACGCATCTGGAACCGCCCCTCCCGAAGGATAGGAACGTACCCGGTGAACAGCGTGCGCTTGGTGTAAGCGTCCGCGTCTTGGTTGGCGATCTCGGCGGTGATGATTTGCTTCACCTTGTCCTGCACCGCGAACTTGTCACCCTTGAGGGATAGGCGCTGCCGGAAGCCCTTGAGCTTGGCAATTAGATCGTCTGCGATCTGGGCTTCCATGGCAGCAGGTAGAGTTCTGTCTACTTCGCTGCCTGCCTCGCCCTTGATGAACACACGCGGCTCTACGAGCAGCTTGCGCAGTGCATCGAAACGATCTGTCGACTCCCCAATGAGCGCCATGTTTGTCTGGCGCAGCACATCGTTGGCGTAGGTCTGATAGTCGGGGTCGAGCCTAGCGCCGCCGGACTCGCTCACGGTGACGTCTGTGGTGTACAAGTTACTGTACGTTTCGGCCACCGTTACGAGCGCTGCCCGCTCATCCGCAGTTAGCTCTCCATCCGTGACAGACTGCGCCAGTTTGCGGAACATAAGATCGCGGTTGTCGATCAGGCTCTGGTAGTGCGCCTCCAAAAGTTCAAGCTCAATACCGTCCATGGCTTTACGGACGGATTCATAGCTACGCCACTCGGTGCTGTTCTCGGTCAGACCCTCGATCCCCGGGAAGCGCTCCTTCTTCTTGACGGTCTTGCCGCCCTCCTCGAACTCCACGTCGTAGTCAAACCCGTCGCGCATCTGTTCAAAGGTGCGAGTGCCGTTCTTCTGCAGCCGTTCAATCTCGGGGGTGTTGCGGGTAAGTTTGTCCCCGTCGATCCGGAACAGTGGCACACGACCAAGATCACCGCCTGCTTTCGCGTAGTCAGAGGCGCCGCGGCGAAGACCCGCCATCAACATTTTACTGACGGTGCTGCGCTGCGCGTTAGAAATACCGCCAAGCTCTCCGTATACGGCGCGGCTTAGCGCCACCCGCATCATCTCGTTGTACTTGGTCTTGAGCGACATAGAGATGTCGCGGGCTTGCTTTAGGGAGTCATCAAACGCAGCGGACCCGGGGTTAATCCGTGCACGGTAGTTGGCGAGACTGAGCACCTGAGCCTTGAACCGGTCTAGGGAGTCAATCGTGTTGATGTTGCGAGCTTTGATGAAGTCCCACGCTTCGCCAAAAGACTGCGGAGCCGCGCCCAAATCGTCGCGCATCAGCCCCACTTCGATGTTCACGTCACGCAGGGACTTGCCGGTTGAGAACCGCCCTGTATCACCCGAGGTTTCCACGTTGTGCAAGCGTTGCCCTACAGACCCCGCGTCGAAAGTAACCCCCGTGCCGTAGCGCACATAGCGCCGGGACTGGTCGAGCAGGTAGCGGGTCATCTCATCGCCGTAACGCACGCCGAGCTTGTTTAGGATGCTCTTGATAGAGTTCCACACCCGGGCCACGAGACTGGTGTCGAGGATGGCTGCGTAGTCCGACAAGTATTCTTCCACGGCCTCGGCTCTGGAGAGACCGGGACGCGCAGCCATAGCTGCGTCGGCTGCCCGTGACACGCGCTCATCAAGGTTGTACACCGCTTCCATCAGAGCGTCGAACTTCGCGCCGGGCATGATGGCCCGCAGGCCATAGTGGCCCATGCTCTCGTGGGCGAGGACGAAGTTAAGCTGCTGCTCGGTGGCAATGCGATCGGTGAAGACGACGACCTGACCGTCGCCGAAGGAGTAACCCATGGCCTGAGCGGTGTCGAAGTCGCCCTGCGGGCGGGCTGCCACGGCGCGGGCGTAAAGCTGTGGGAACTTGGCCTTGAGGTCAGCCTGATTGCGGACCACGGTGACCTTGGGTGCACGTGCCAGCTTGCTGAGGAAGTTCCTGACCAAGAGCTGCACGCGGCCGGGCGCGATGGCAGTGATGGGTTTGCCGTCCAGATCGACGACACCCTCGATGGTGTTCCAGTTGGCGAGGGCGAAGCCGCCACGAGCAGTCAGTTCGCCACGCTGAACATTCGGTTCGTTCTGGGCGTTGACGTAGGCCAGCAGTGGGACGTTACCCCGACCCCGCAAGGCGGTACGACCTTCTTCGCCAAGGGCTTTAACCGCCACAGCGGTCTCACGAAATGCCTTTATAAACCCAGACGGTAGATCGGTATTGCTCGCACGGCTCGCGGCAAATACGTCAAGCATCGTGTTCAACGTGTGGATTGCAGTAGACCCACCGACTTGAGATTCTAGAGCTTCACCTGCGGCTTCCATCTCGGGTACAGACCCGACACTTTTATATTTATCCCAGAGTTCTTTCGCATAGGTCTGGTCAGCAGATGACAGCGTAGCAACGTACTCTTTGGCACGCCGTAGGCGAGCACGATAGGCAGCGGCCAGTTCCGGATCAGTGTCCTTGAGCCCCTTGGGGGTACGACCTTCGGCGATTGCCATCACGCCAAACAACGCTTGGTCCCGCTCATCAGCGGCCAACTCGGGGTCTGCCAGTTCCTCGATGTACCCGTCCAGTTCGGCATTTAGCAACTCTGCGTCAGACACGGCCTGCGCACCGGCCTCGTCTTTGGCCCGTTCAACGGCTTGCTCAAAGGTAACCGCTTCGCGGGTCTGTACTGCGGTTGGCGCTGTACGTTCTGCCTCCCGGCGGGCTGCTATAGCCTCTCTATTCTGACGCGGTGTCCTGTAGGTCCCGCCAGCAGTAAACTTGTCAAGTACAGCTTCCACATTGGCTGCAGCGGTGGCTTCTCTACCACCAGTTCTCGTGGTTCCTTTTTCGGCAAGCGCGGCAAACGCACTCGGCCGTGTTGGTGCCGTAGTTACTTCGGTAAAGATCGAAGATGGCTCAGCCCGAGGTTTGGGTTGGGCAGGCACACCCGGGCCCTCGGGCACCGCCTCGGCCCGAGGTTTAGGTTGGGCGGCAGCGCCTCGCCGGACTGTCGCCGCCTTGGGTGCAGCAGCTTTGGGCGCACCCTGACGCTGGATGCCGGCCTTGCCGGTTGGTTTGGTCGGCGCCGGAGGCGGTGGCGGGGGCGCAACAGCGCGGTCGATCGCAGCGTTCACTGCGTCGGGGTCACTGGCGATTAGGGTACCAATGCCCTGCGCATCCGTGCCGAGGTCGGCGAGGACAGCCTGCTGCTGCTCCGGGGTGAGGGCACCCAAGCGCTCGATGACGTCACGCTGCTTCTTCGGCAGCGGCTTGGCTTTCAGCGGGGCCTTGGCCTTGGGCGCGGGTGTGGCCTTCGCCGCCGCCGCTCTCTGTGCCTTGGTGAGCGGTCGCGCTACGGGAGCGGCAACAGGAGTAGGTACAGGCGGCACTCGCGTGTCCGGCGTAACTCCCGCACCCACGTCCTCGATCCGACTGCGCAGCCCCGCGAGCACCCTAGTGGCGTCAGTGTATTCTGCCCCCGCCCGTTGCTGCTGGACCCTGTCACCGGTCGCACGCGCTTGGATGAGGGCTCGGTTCGCAGCCTCGACCCGTGCCTCAGCCTCCATCAGGTTGTTGTAGTACAGCCGATCGGCAGGAGTGGCGGCTCCTGCTACCTGCTCCGCTACCGACATGTCGGCAGCCCTACCACGCGCAGCAAGTTCCTCCCCGCGGGCGGCACGCTGTAGCGATCGGCCGGCTGCAGCCTGCGCGACTTCGCCCTCTAGTGCTGCATCAAGCGCAGCACCCTGCCTGTTGGCTGCGGCTGAGCGACTGCCGCGAAGTAGGTTGCGGGCCATCGCGCCCCGGGCGACGTCTACGGCCTGCGTAGCGTCAAGCGCAGCATCGCGTGCTTCCACCGCGGCTCTCCGCTCGTTCGCGCGCAGCAGCGTGATAGGGGCAGGCGGACCCTGCATCGGGCCAAGCGGAGCAGGCCCTTGCATCTCGCCGAGCGGCGCGGGCCCCTGCATCGGGCCAAGCGGAGCAGGCCCTTGCATCTCACCAAGCGGCATCGGCCCCTGCATCGGGCCAAGCGGAGCAGGCCCTTGCATCTCACCAAGCGGCATCGGCCCCTGCATCGGGCCAAGCGGAGCAGGCCCTTGCATGTAGTCTTCTAGCCGCGGACCCTGCATCGGTCCAAGCGGCGCTGTGTCGGCCGGTGCCTCTTTCTCAGCCGCCTGCTCAGTGGCAGTGGTGTTCAGATCGAGCGGCTTGTCAGTAGGAACTGGTGGCTTGGGAGCGCCACGCGCAAACGCACCCTGTGGGAGCGCGACACCAACACCGCCACCGAGGAGGGCACCAGCACCTGCTGCCACGAGCATCTGCTCGCCGTACCGTTCGGCGATATAGGGGGCCAGTACTTTCCAGTCCTGCGGGGACAGGTTGTCGTGTACCATGGGGTCGAACAGCACAGACTCAAGGAAGGTCTGCGCCACTTCCGTGCCAGCTTCCGCAAAGCCAGTGGCAACACCAGAGGTCAGTCGACGGCGAACCGCACTCTTGGCTGCGTTCTCAGCTGCGGCTTTAACGACCGGGCTCAGCAGTCGGCTTTCGATACCGAACGTGTCGAGGTAGGAGTTAGCCAGTGCGCCGCCGAGGACGCCCACCTTAACCAGTGGATCGCTCAGGTCCTGCTGGTTGCGGACAGCCGCGTCGTACATACCGGCGAGGTGGATGGGGAAGTTAGCCCCAGCTGCGCCAGCAGTAGCGGCGCGTGTTACACCTTGAGTAGCCATACCGGCACGAGAAGCCAGCGACGCGGCACCCATACCACCCGCTAACGACCCCACCAGCAGCGGGATGGACTCGATGGACCCGTCGACGATCTGCTCCCACAGAGAGCTGTTCTCAGCAATGAGCGCGGAGCGCAGCTGTTCGTTCTCAGAGTCACCAAGAAGCGACTCGACCGGAGCACGCAGCGCAGCACCCGTTTCCTCGAAGCCCGCCAGTGTCGCGGCCGTACCCGGCAGCGTGCCAAGACCGTAGGCTAGGTTCTTGAGACCACGACCCAGCAGTTCCCCGGTGCCACGGCGCTCGGAAAACGACGCGAGGTACTGCCCGAACGCGTTACCGGGTAGAGCAACCCACCCAGCGCCAGTAGGGCGAGTGGTATTCCCCGGCGTCTGAGCAGCTTCAAGCGCAGAGCGGACGTCATCAGCTTTGAACACACGGTCGCCAGCGAACATTTCGTTCGTGGCTTGGTTGAAGTAGGCCGTGGCGGGAGGACGCACTGGCGTACCAGCGGGGGTACCAAGAGTCGGTCCCTCGAACAAACTCGCTGCGCGGGCGTCCCCGGCCGCACGGGCTTCGTTAAGCGTAGTCAGTGCCGAAGGCGCTTGCCGCGGAACCACGCGGCCGGAAACGAGTGTGTCTGCGTCTGTCGGTTGAAGACTACCGGCGCCCATGCGGGTTGCCGGATCATCCCCGAAACGAGCGGACGGGACACGAAGCCCCGTCCCCATAGCTTGGCTGACCGGCCTGTCAAAAAACATTTCAGCCATGGTTTACCCCCCGATGTCGACAAGCACGGTCTGCGGCCCTGCGGCTGTATCTTGCACCTGTAGTTGGAACGCTGCAACCTGTTGTCCGTTGGAGAGCACCACAATCGTGTCCTCCCCGAGCTTCTGGTAGTTATAGTCTGCGGCCGGGCCGGGCAGCTTGCCGCTGGCAACCAACGCCGCCTTGAGCTGCTCGACCTGCACATCATTCAGCTTGGTGCCGAGGTCTTGCTCGATTGCCAGCGCCATGTCGAAGGCTTTTTGGTCAGCGTCCAAGGCGGCTTGGTTCTGGTCGATCGTGGTCTGCTGACGGATAGCTTCATCAGTTTTGAAGGTTTCCTTAGCGCGTTCTGCTTCCGCAGCAGCAACCTGTGCACGGTAGCCAGCGTCAATCGTCTGCAGCATTTCATCGCCCATACCGGCAAGGTCAGCGTCAGCTTGCGACAGTTGACCGTTCATGTAAACGTCGCCCAGCCCATTACCCTTCGGGATAATGACGACGTCAGCGCCGCCATACACCATGGATGCCACTGCACTCAGGCGCTGCGCACTGTTGAAGTTGGTAGCCTCGTTAACGCCCAGCGTGAGCTGCTGCGTAAGGATCATGGTTTCCAGCTCGCGCACCTTGCTGACGGCGGTCATGTAACCATTGAGGTCGCCTCTGTTCATAGCATCTTCGGCCGCGTAGGCGTACAGCGCACGCTCTTGTTCGGCGATGGCCGAGAAGTTCGGGTCGAACACAGGACTGTTCTGCTGCGAGACAAGTGCCGGCAGGTCCACATTGCCTGCCGGAGTCCTGCCGATGTCGGCGAAGAACATCTCTGTCGGGGTCGGTGCTGCGCCAAGGCGCTCACCAAACGTCATGGTCTGGCCGGTCGGTTGCTGCGCCGTTCCGACGCCCGCACCGAACCCCAAGGTGTAATCACCCAGTGGCTGATACGGTGCGGGCTCTGGTGGGCGTACACCCGCGGGCGGGAAGCGCATAGCGTCACCGCCCATGTCCTCCACGGGCACCCTGATAGGTCCGTTAGGTCCTTGGATGGTAATCATCTGCGGCGGCACGTAGCCTTCTGGGTAGTACGGACCCGCCGGTACTTGACGTGCACCGAGAACTTCGGGGCCTTCCAGAGCAGTGGCGCCGCGAACGGACACGGCCCCGGGCCGCTGTCCCGCCTCGGCAATCAGAGCATCTAGCGCCCGCTCTTCGGCAACGAGTGCGTCAAGGTCCTCCGACCCCCGTCCGCCTTCTTGCCGCGCGGCTACGTCATCAGCCCGGCGCCGTTGGATGTCTCTCTTAATCTCCTGCATAAGCGGCAAAGCATTGCTGTCCAGCCACACGTCACCATAGCCCGGTATGCTGACGAATTGCTCCTCCAGCCGCCCTTGCGTTGCTCGCGCAGCAAAGTCGCCCGGGCGTGCAGACAGGTCACCGGCTCCCGGTGTATAGAATGTCGGTGTCATCAACGCGCCAAGCGTGTCAGTACCCGCGCCGCCGCTTACAGAAGTCGACCCCGCCCCACCAGAGATATTGGCGTTAGCTGCTGCAGGCGCGGCAGGAGCCCTAGTACCCATGCTTAGCGGTATACGAACACCGCCCTGTGGGGCAGAAGGTGCGCCGGGGACGGTAGCACCACTGCCAGTGGCTGGCGCCCCAATACGAAAGAACGGTTGCGCAGTTCCAATACCGGCGAGTGCTGCTTTGTTGGCAGCTCTAGCAGCGGCTGCCTCAGCTGTTGCCGCCGCACGGCGACGCTTGGCTTCCTCACGGTCTTCGACCTTGAACTGCTGGTCCTGCGCGCGGATGTTCATCTCCTGACGCGATGACCGCTGGCCGAGGGCAGTGGTTACACCCGTACCAAACGCCTCAGACATACGCGGATCGGGCGCACCGACGCCGCCAATGATGCGGTTACCGAAGACTTGGACCATGGGTGCCTCCTATTAGGCGATGTTACCGTACATTTGCCCGAAACCACCAGCCAAGTCACGACCAAAATCCGCCCGGCGTTTGTACAGGTCTTCGTAGATGGCCATGTTAAGCTCGGCTCCCGTGGTCGGGACGTTGGTTGGGAGTTGCGCAAGCCCTGCGGCTTTAGTTTGCGCAGCACGAGCCTGTTCGCCAGTGACAGCAGCGGTGCCAAGACGGGCACCCTCGATCGAAGCGCGACGACGCTCCGCGGTCTGGAGACCCGGGCGACCAGAGATGGCGGCAGTACGCTCGACATCACGCAGGCCGCGCTGAGTGCCCATCTGGGCCTCAGCAAACGCACGCTCCGGGTTGGCCTCGCCAGCTTGGAGGAGAGAACGTGCGCCTGCTAGGCGCTCGTCGAAGACACCACGCTCAGTGGCGGCGGTCTCGGCATTACGCGCAACAGCCTCGCGTTCTTCGGGGGTCAAGTTCTGCGGCGCCTTACCAAACATGGCCATGGCCACCGGTGCAAGGTTGCCGATGTTAAGGCCTGAGAAGAACCCGCCACCTCCCCCGCCCGCAACCGCCGGGGCTGTTTTTACCAGCGCGTCACCTACTGCAGCCCCGGTCTCCGCACCACCTGTGATACCGCCAAACATGCCTTTAGCGGCTTGTCCGATCTGGCCGAAGCCACCTGCTGCACCAAAGCCACCAAGCCCACCAAGCGCTGCTCCGATCCTTGGGTCTACCCCAGCTGCGGCCGCACCAAGTCCGCCGATGGCGGCACCCGTCAGTGCTGAGCCGAGCGCCCCGGAGATACCGATGGCGCCAGCGATGGGGGCAGCGATGAAGGGGGCAGCGATCATGGCCACAGCCCCGGCTACTTTCTTAATGCCGCGCCACACTTTCGACAGGAAGCCCATCACATCTCTCCTTTATCTTCTGCGCCACGCGTTTTGGCAATCATCTTGTCGAGGTGGTCAGTCCCCAGCCTCCGAACCACGTCAGCAGGGATGACGTACTCACCCTCGTGGGCGTTGATCGGGATCGACCCATCCGGGTTCTTGCTCTTGGCCGGCAGTGCGCCGCCCTTAGCCATCGACATCTGGGGTGCCTGTCCTGCGGACATCGGCATGCCGCCTTGCTCTGGCGCAGGCGTGGTCATCTGTCCACCACCCATGGTCTTGCCAATGATGTAGAGGATGATGAGGAACCCTTGGTCGTACTCCGCGCCGACGTCCTCGGCGTCCAGCATGCCCTGCTGGATCAGAACTTGGCGCAGCTGCGGCCACATGTCGGGGTTCTGCAACGCCGTCGTGGCGACCTGAACAAACATGTTGAGGCTTTGGGCGTCGATCTCACCAGCCGCCATGGCTTGCTGGACTTGCGCCTTGATCTGTTCAACCTGCTGCGGGTTCTGCTGCATGAACTGCTGCGCCTGCTGGTCGATGGCAGCGAAGTTAAGCGGACGGCCCTGACCGCCCTGCGGAGCGAGACCAACCACAGGAGCGCCGCCTTGCTGGGCGACGTTCATAGCCATGGGAGAAGCCATCGGGCGCTGTGGCATGCCGCCGGGGCCGACCATCCCGCCCTCAGCATAGGACTGCATGGGCATGTCGAGCATACGCGCCAGCGCGGGCGGCAGATCAAGCGACGCCGTCGACGGGCGGATGGGGGCGCCATCCTTGCCCACGTAGCCACCGGCCTCATAGGTCGGGACGCGCGAACGCTCGGCGTTGCGGCGGCTGATCTCCTCGCCGATCAGAAGCAGGTTACTGGAGTCGATCAGGTCGGAGCCCCCGCTCGGGGGAACCACGGCCGGAGTCGTGACCGGCAGGTCTACGACAGGCAGTACGGGTACCACAGGCTGAGCCGAACGACCTTCGCGCTCGCTACGTACTGGCATGGCCGCGCGAGGTGCAGGTTCTGGTGTGGTCCGGGTTACCGGCCGGTCTTGCGCCGTCGGCGCACCCTGCGGGGCGCTAAGCGCCGCGGCCGTGCGGTTCAGTCTGCTGCTTGGGTCGTTGGTATTAACACCACCGGGGTTGTAGCTACCGCCGCCGCCCTGTCCGGCCGGGGCAATACCCATAGCGTTACCAGCGCGAGACAACGCGCCGCCGCCTGAGAACGTGGCACCGGACCGGCCAGCACCACCGCCGTCGAACATGTCACGAAGGCCAGTGTATCCGCCGCGAGAGGGGGCTTTTGCCATACCGGGTATCCTTTCAGCGTCTCAACTGTGAGATCAGAGTATTCAATGCTGCCCTTAGTTGGGCCACGTCATTTGTCAGAGACTGCACGTCACGAACCAGCAACTGATAGTCGGACAAGGATGGCACCTGTGCACCACTGATTGTAAACCCCGATCCTACAGCAGATACTGCACGAATGGAAGGTTCTGGTGCACTGGTAATAGCGACCGACGACTTTAGCAATGCTCTGCTGGACAGGTCCTGTTCACCACGGGTGCCAATCAGAAGCTCGATGTTCTGTTTCATGGCGTTGAGGACACGAACCTGCCACTCCTCTACGCCAATCTGTGGCAGTGAGGGTATACCTGTAAACCGTGCCATTACGACCTCGCCAGTGACGCCGGTGTTTCACCCAGATGGACTGCGCGAACCCGGACTGTGCCTGTAATCTGGAACTCGTAGGTGTCCGTCTTATAACCCGCCGGCAGCCGGAACACATCGCTCGACGCCCGCGTCGTCGTGAGCACCGCGGTCTTGTTCGCAAAGAGCGTGAAGGTGACCGGCTCTGTAACGGACCAAGTCACATCGGCATCTTCCCAGTCCACGTCGTACTGCCCCCAGATGGGGGACGGCGTCACGCCGGCGTAGTCACCGACCACACGCGCGGCGCCGAGGTTGAACGGCACCTGCGACACGAACACCTTGGACTTCCACGCATAGTCCGAGTTCGGCTGGGTCGGATCATCCCAGCGCACGATGTCACCGTTGGTGCCGGTGACGTAGTAAAGCGCCCCGTCAATAGGGTCGAACCACGCAGCGGTGAACGTCAGGTCGTAGTCAACGAAGTCGCCCGGGGCTTGCCCGTCTTGCGATCGGCGGTAGAAGAACGCACCCGTGCTGTGAGAGCCGAAGTACATGCTGTCGTAGAACGCGCCCACGATCGTGTTAGGGTCCAGTGCCTCGTTCCATGTGTCCGGGCTATGCGCCGGGGCCGTGGCGATCTGGACGCCACCAACAAACGATGCCAGCGCCAGCCCCTCATGGGTGGCGTACATTACACCGACGTCAGTCTGCACGATGCTGCGCTTGCTCAGGCACGGGTAGTTGGTTGAGTACCGCGTGGTCGACAGGACCGACGGATCAGACCCGGAGATCACATAAGGGAAGCCCTCAGTCATCACGAGCAGGTCGCTGCCAAGAGCGACCATGCCTACGATGTTGTACTCCAGCGAGATTTTGTACTTGTTAGGCCAAGCGTGGAACTCGCCCGGCTCAGAGAAGTAGACGTCGTTGCCTACGAACCCGGCCATGATGTTGTTCTGGATCACCGTGATCCCCTGCAGGTCGACCGGCGGCGGGTCGTACTCATTCGACACCAGTGTGTCGAGCAAGCTGCGGTAGTTGAAGTCGTCGGTGAAGTTGTACGAAGCATCGCCCCAGTAGCGAGCAGCGTCCCCCGGGGGGTTCTCAGCCACGTCGTAGTAGACCGTACCAGTGGCAGATGTGATGGCGGTGTCCGCCCCGACTTGGGCGTAGGCGATCGAAAATCTGTCGATCACGCTGGTGACAACTCCACCAGTGATGTCGAACCCAGCCTCGCTGCACCCGGACAGCTTGAACCGGTCGCCCTCGATGAACTTGTGTGGCTCGGCAAACCTGATGGCGGATACGTCCGACTGTCGTGCCACGGCGTCGATAGCCTGCGGGAACCACAGTGTGGCCAAGCGGAAGTAGTCCGCCTCAGCTGTCTGAGCAGTCGTGGCCAACGTCCGGTAGAGCCGGATGCCACGGATGAAGTTGTCGCCGGCTGGCGGAGCAGTCGGCAGACCAGAGACTGTGACGATCTGGCCCTCCTTGATGAAGATAGCAGACGATGGTTCTGAGCCGATCGACTCCTCATCCCACGGCGTGTACCACGTGTAGAGGTAGTTGCGAGACTGGACCAACCCGCCAAGGTCTAGGCGACCGTCTGTGTTCGTGGTCAGTGCGATCTGCGCCCCGGGCGAGAAGTAGGTCAGCGTCGTGGAGTTGATGACCGTCGCCGTCGTGGTGACGTTAAGATCACGGATGTCCCACCGGCAGTCACCAGATGTGGAGCCTGATACCGTGTCGGCCACGGTGAAGGTGTTAGCCCCTGTGACCGTGACAGCGTAAGCGTTGGTTGTAGCGCCACCGGAGGTGAACTCGATGTAGATGCGCGTCCCGTTGACCAAGCCGTGATCGTTGATTGTCACCGTGATCGTGGTGCCAGTGCGCGAGTACGTCCCGGTGCGATAGGCAAAGCCGGACACAGTAACCAGAGCGCCGTCTTTGACGTTGTGCGCAGTGCCAGTGACAAGCGTCACGTTCCCGCCGCCGTCGCGGGCGAAGCTCGCGGAGTTGACCGTGGTGAACGATGTCGGCGTCGCCGTAGGGGTGGCGGTAGGCAGCGGCAGCCCCAGTTCGTAGTAGCCACCCGTGGCTGGGTAGGGGGCGAGACCAGCAGTGGCCAGTGCATAGGTGCTGACCTTGGGTGTGCCGTCGCCGGTGTAGTAGAACCGCTGCTCGTTCAGCTCGTCTGCCGCGGGGGTAGCAATGTCGATCTCGCCCGCCCAAGTCAGCCACTTGAGTGCGCTCGTCGACGGGTCACGCAGTGCGTAGAGCGTCTTGATCGTGCCAGTCCGGCCCGCGGCCGCAGCCACCACCGGGACAGGGGTGGGAATAAGATCGCCGGAGTAGAGCTTTGCGTCGACCGCAATCTGCGCCGCTGTCCCCGGAAGAAGCTCCGGGGAGATGCGCGGCAACGTCCCTTTGAACTCGGCGATCTTAGTCGTTGTCACTTCTTCGCAGCCTTCTTCATGCACTTACCCATGGCGGTGCACTTCTTGGGGTTGGGGCAGCCCGGGCAGGGCTTGAACTTAGGCATCGGCGCTTTCATCTGCGTCACTCCGTTTGGGTTTCAGTTACCTTACATCAACCGAGCAGCTTAGCCAATGTCTTAGGGCCAGCTACGCCGTCGGCGGTAAGTCCGTTTGCGGCCTGCCACTTCTTGAGTGCGGCCTCAGTGCCGGGGCCGAAGTCGCCATCGGCTGCGAGACCCAGCTTGGCCTGCATCCTCTTGACGTCCTCGCCCTTGGAGCCACGGCGCAGCGTGCCGCCCGAGGCGGCAGCGACAGCCGGCGCAGCAGCTGTGATCTTGCCACCGAGGGCTGCCATGGCGCGGGTGTAGCGGGCCTGACGGTCGGCGAGGCCGATGTCGCCGCCGTTGATCTTCTTCGTCAGCGCCGGGACGCTGCCCGTGTCAGCGATGGGGTTGAGCTTGTTGGTGTTCCAGAACCACAGTGCCGATGCCAACGCACCTTCCTTGGTCTCCACCCACACGGCAGCTTCTTCGGCGGTCATGTCGTAGTCTTTGGCGAAGCGGGTGTAGTTGTCCCGCCCGGTCAGCTGTTTGAGCCCGCGGCCGCGGAAGCGCCATCCGTCGCCGGGCTGGGTGTTGCCCAGCTTGGAAGTGCGGAACTCATCCATGTAAACGTAGTTGGCGATCTTCTCGGGGTTGCGGGCGTACTCGGCCGCGCTGCGCTTGCCGGGGCCGAAGTAACGCGGGAAGACCTTGTTCAGGGTCTCCTCCCGGTAGTTCAGGTTCTCGGACATGGCGGTGAAGTCCATCGACTCGTGAGCGCACTGCGAGATGAACCCGGCGATGCGCTGGTCGGTGGTGATGTCGTACTTCGGCAGCGCCTTGTTCAGCTCCTCGCACCAAGCCTCGACCTCTTTGTTGTTTGGGATCATGGCACGCAGCTGGTCTACGGTAATCAGGCTCATTTCTTCTTGCCCCTCTTGGTGATGGCGCCGAGGACAGCCTCTCGCCCCATGTCCTTGCCCATGCCACCGAGCAGGTCACCCACGTTGCCAGTGGCTGCGACCTTGATCGCGTTCTCCACCGGGTCAGGTAGGTTCACCTTGTCCAGCACTGCGTCCACGGCCTTCTCTTTGAGCTTGCGGCCAACAAGCATCCCAACCATGCGTCCGATCATTCTTGATACTCCTGTGGGGCGGGCGGTTCATCATTGCCACCCTTGTTGCGGTTGTTGCCTGCTGCCATGACGCCGCCCAAGGCACCCACGATGAACGAGGCGATGGGGGTCAGCAGCTCGAAGAACTTGCGGTCGTTCTCGCTGGAGTCGCCAAGAGGCTGGGTCACGAAGATCAGGCTGTAGAGGATGGAGAAGATCACCCCACCGAGGATCACGGTCAGCGCCACGCCGATGAAGTAGCGCAGCTTGGCTTCCATCACGTCTGGATCGTTGTTGCTCATTGCGAAGCTCCTGTCAGGTCAGTGGCGCACATGCCGGTGCGCAGGCAGATCGGGGGAGTGCACTCCAGTGCAGTCCAGTTCACGGGGTCTTGGCAGGGGTAGCGATAGAACCCGTCACCAGACAGGTAGAAGACCGCCCCCAAGGCGGCAATGAAGCCTAGCCAGACGAAGTTCTCAAGTTTCATCATCGCATCGGGTTCCTTACTAGGTCGTCCATGGCCTTCCAAAGGTCTTCGATCTCGGCGTCGTACTTCTCCAGCTTGCCCTGCAGGCCGGAGGCCACACTGTCCGACTTCTCTACCATGGAACGAAGGTCCATCAACTCTTTCTGTTGCTCAAGGATCGTCCCCATCTGGGTCGAGATTGCCGACAGCTTCGGTGCAAGGCCCCGGACGTCATTGTCTTGGATCGCTTGCTCCAGAGTTTGCACCCGGCTCTCAACGCCCAAGACGCCATCCACGCTCTCCTCGACAGCCCAGAAACGGTTGACGGTATCGTAGCCCACATAGATCGTGCCGCTCAAGCCTGACAGCACGGGCAGGGCGGCGGCAAGCCACCAGCCCTTGATGTCAAAACCTGCGATCCGCAGGCCGTTGGTTTCAGCCTCCTCGCTCACGAGCCATATCCCGCAGCGTAGACATCAGACAGTGACACCGCGTCAGCGCCAAGCAAGCCCTGCAGGCCGATGCTGTAGACCTGACCCATGCTCACGTTGATGATGTCAGCCGTGGCGCTGTAGGCCACCGTCGCGCCATAGAGGCTGACCCCGGTGTTGGCCGCGTAGTTGTCCACTGAGCTGGTCATGGTGGCGTTGCGGGACGCGGCAAGGAAGGCACCGGCATCGCGGGCGTAAGTCTGCACCGCGCCAAGGGCCGAGTTGTAGTTGCTCACATCGGCGGCGGTGATGGTCATGTCGTTGTTGGTCAGGATCGTCTGGAAGGCCATCTGCTCCTGAACCGTGTCGGCCTGCGCCGCCATGTTGGCGACGGCCTGTACCTCCATCAGAACCGCAGTCGCGGCAACGAGCTGATCGACAGCCGTATCGAGATTTGCCATCGCTGCGTTGTGCTGATCCTGAAACAAAATCTCGGCGTTGTAGTACGTCGCGTCGATTACCCCCTGAATGTCGGAGTTGTAGTCGAGCCGCATTTGCTCGGTGACGACGGCTGTCTCCATGATGCCGGGGTCGATGATGCCGCCGTCCGCTGCGTAATAGGTCACACCAGCCGTCAGGCTCTGGGCTGCCGACAGCTGGTTAAGGATTGTCTGGGCTGACCCCTGCAGGTTCGTCATCGTTGGCTCGGCGTGAGCGGCGGAAGCGCTCAGACAGAGTAGGGCCAGTGCTTTCTTGAGGTACGACATCGGGCAGTTCCTCTCCAATGCGAAGGAAGGTGTCCCAGAAGGACCGATCTTGGGCGTATCCTACCACATATGTGTGCGGGTTGTCACGCATGGCCAGATAGCCTTCTCGACCCACCAATAGCTTACCAGTTTCGATGCTATAGATAGGGCAGGGCGTCGATGCCAAGGCCATCGCTTTGTAGATTTCCGGGCTGTCGCACATGACGGATATGCCACTGACCTGCAGGCCCAGACCCCCAGCTTCTTGTGGTGTGCCGAGCAGCCTTGCATCCTTGCGGCGGTTGCACTCTGGGTCTTGCTCCATCTTACCCTCGGCCCTGCCGAAGATGCTGACTTGGAACGCCTGCTGGTAGGGGATCAGGCAGGAGTCATTGCCACCGCCACCCATGACTGTCGGCGCCGCGGCAGTCGGAACGGGCTGCGAGAAGGGCGAGGAGCCAGCGCCGTTGTAGTTCTTGGTCTCGCTGGTCGAGACATTACCACTGTCGATGGTGGAGTTGGTGTTGCCACTGTTGGTGTTCAGATCACCGCTGACTTGGGCGTTGGCGGTAGCTGTCAGTAGACAGAGCAGAGCGCACCCATAACGTCCCGCGTATCGCCAGAGCATAGCAGTTCGTTGGCCGCATCGCCGTGCGCCATGTAATACAGGGTCTCTGCGTTCTGTCGTATCTCGCACTGGCGGTCACCTTTCGGGCAGGCCGTCGTGTAGGCCACGGACGATACAGTAACAGGGCCGCAGCCGGCGACCAAGAGGACAAGGATTAGTCTCATTTGGCAAGGCTCCGCATCAGTTCGTCGATCTTCTTGTCGAGGTTATCCAGCCGCGAGATCACCCGATTCATGTCGGTGTGCATGTCGGCCCGGGTGACGTAGTCACGGGCTACTTCTTCGCGGGTACGGTTCAGCAGGATTTGCAGCCGCTTCACTTCCTCGACATGGTTCTTTAGCACCCAGCCGATCAGGCCGAGTGCTCCGCTGAGGACGAAGTTCCAGAGTATCTCGGGGGTCATTGCGCGACCGCTTTGAAGTGGATGGCGATGGCACCCTCGGGGATCACGACCTCGACTGCGCGGTCCTCCGGCAGGTACGCGAACTTCTTAGCCGAGATTTCCGCCCCGCCCGCCGTGACTGTGCCGCTGGCAACAAACACCGTTTCTGCGGTGCTACCCTTGGTCAGGCTGTAGGTGCCCGGCGTGAGCAGCGTTGCTCCCAAGTCCAGCGACGGGTCCGCGACAGAGAAAACGATGCACATTGCAACATCGGAAGTGATCTCGATGTCTGCGTCCGTCGAAGTTTTGTGTGCGTGAAGGTCGAAGAAATCCCCCGCCACGAAAGGCAGGCTGACCCCGAGGTCGTGGTACCGGATCGAGCCAGTCCCCATCACAGCGTAGCCAAAGCGCTGCTTGCTGACCCCAGCTCCGTTCCGTACCGGGCTATCCGCCAACGTGACAGAGTTATAGCATGCGTAGCACGTGCCGACGTTCCTGATTTCATTCACGATCATAGGACAACCTCGTCTGGCAGCGGTGCTTGCGTTGTTTGCGATGCCACATGGCTAGTGTCAACAGTCCCACTTGCGCCAACTTGCGGCGCGACGACCGCAAGCTCTAGCTCCCTCCAGTAGGCTGCTGGAGAGTAGGCTTGGATAACTGCCTCTAGGGACTCTCCCTCGAAGGGTAGCCGTGCGCCGACAAGCACGGAGCCGTGGGTCTCATGAGTGTAGACAACCTCCATCACGCGGGCCTGTTCGTCTACGTTTGTGATTTCGTAGGTGTATCTCATGTGATCGCTCCGAGTCTGGTGCCAGTGGCAATCCAAGTAATGTTTGAGTTTCCAGCAATGGCTGCACCACCTGCGCCTCCGGTAGATGTCAACGTTACCGTTGAACCTGCGTACGGGACTGCTGATAGACTTTGACCAGAAGCACCCCATTCGCCACCGCTCCCGCCAACTCCAACTAATGTTGAAAGACCTAGTGGCCGTGTTTGTAGAACGGGGTCAGGGGCCTGAGCAATAAAGACAAAACCACGCCCCCCGCTCCCAGCAGATACTAGCGTACCAGCAGTGCCGTTCTCAGCACTGCCGTTGGCGCTAGTGGCGGTTACGTTGCGGCCACTTGCGACTCCGCCCACCCCGCCAGCCGCGTTCGAAAGACTACTCCTGCCGCCGCCGCCGCCGCCGCCGACATATTGCCCATTAAACTTAAGGTCACTGAACACTATCCCGCCAGCGCCGCCGCCGCCGCCGCCAGCAATTCGACCAGCGTTATTGATAGAGACTGCTGACTGGACGAGTAAACCCGGTCCGCCAGAGGCCCCCGGAGTCTGGGCTGTGTCTTGAAGGTTACCGGCAACTATGGCGCTACTACCACCGTTACCACCAGCACCGCCCATACCCTGAATGGCACCGTTGTTGACGAGGGTCAGGCCACCGGGGAAGCTGCCGCTGATCGTCATGGCGTAACTGCCAGTGGAGGTCGCGGAGATCGTAACGCCAGATGCAACGGTTATGGTGGCGGCAGAGGCGCCGTTCCAGCCATTGGCCAGCATGTAATTGCGAAGGTTGAGGTTGTTCTGGTTCGAGCTGATAGTGTTGAGGAAGGCGTTGGCCTTGCCTTGCAGGCTGCTCATCCCAATAGCGCCGGATGCCACGCCTGCAAGGGAGCGCAGAGCAGCATCGTTCATGCTGATCTCGGCAGTCGCAGAGCGACCAAGCTCTACGTTCACTTCGGACAGGGAGATTGTGCCTGTTGGCAGCGGCATGTCAGCCCTCCAGCCTGCGCGCTAGCTCGTCGATCTGCGCCTGCTGTTCCTTGATGGCCTCGATCAAAACTCCGACGATGTTACCGTAGGCTACTGACTTGTATTCGCCGTCACGAACCACCTCGGGCAGCACAGCTTCCATCTCTTGGGCGATGACACCCACGTTCGGCTCACCGTCTTTATCGAAGAATACGCCACGCATTGCCTGCACCAACGAAAGGGCGCCGGGGACAGTGCGGATGTTGGTCTTGAGGCGCTCGTCGGAGAAAGCCGTAACGTTGCCCGTGGCCAAGATGTTCCCAGAAACATTCAGCCGCTCTGTCGGCGAAGTGAGCCCAAGCCCCAGACGGCCGCTGCTGTCAAAGCGGGCAACCTCTGCACCCCCCTCCGCAAAGGCAATAGTATCCGCAGCGGGGAAGAAGATGCCCGTGTTGGCGTCGTCGCCTCTCAGAGCAGGGGTGGCGGCAGAGCCGTCATTACCTGAGATGCCCGCGGTTCCGTCGATGACAACGCTCATGCTTGGGTCTCCTGTTCAATCACCAGATCGCCAGCGTCTACCTGTGCCATGATCTCGTCGTAGTGGCGGTTGCCGGGGGTCAAAGGCACGGACCACTCTTGCCCGTCGATGGTGGCAAGGATGCTGGACGGTTGGCCTGTGAAGCTGACGTATTGGGCCGATGTGATGTTCATGGTGTTCATGGTCTAAAGCTCCGCGTCTGCTGAGACAAGTTCGCTAAACTGCTGCTGCGAGGCAGAGTTCGAACACCCACGATACGCGATCCCGCCGTAGAGGCTGCCAATGTGATTTGACGAGGTGCTTGATACCCCAACTTGTGAGTAGAGATAATTGTTTGTCACTTGGGCAAAGGCTGGCTGTCCGCGCTTTGTGACAGCAAACACAAACGGCGCAGCTAGCGTTGCCGTGCTTGCGCTAGACGGGATTGATGCGCTGGCAGGAACATACTCAAAATACCTCTGGCACCGCGCCAACTCAGGCCCCAATTCGGGCTGCTTGTAGAGGTCCACAGCCGCCGTGGTGTGAGTGCCAACCTTGATGTGGACGCCCCAGAAATCGACCCCAATGGTTTGGGGGCCGAGGGAGTTGGAACCCGTACTGTAAGAACTGCCTGCACTAGTGAAAAAAGTTAAAGTCAACTTGTCGTTTCCGTTGGTGCCGAGCGTTTTTCCAGTGATCGAAGGGACACTGAAAGTAACGGCAAACGGGGCAAATGAAGAAGTGAGCGTCACAGTCTGACCTGAAAGAACGACACCCGCTGACGGTGAGCCGCCAGTACCGAAATTTTGATCTACCGTAACTGCCATATTGCCAGAACCAGACGACCGACGCGCCCACCCAAGGACAGTAATGGTCTGACCTGCATAAGAACGAACCCCTTCAACGGCTTGCTGGACAGCGGCAAGATCGCCAGAATTTACTTGCCCGCTTACAGTTTGGCGCAAGAAGTAGGTTGGATTGTTTGACCCGAGAGTGTCACCCAGTGCAAAGGCTTGGCGGGACATAGTAACCGTACCGCCGGAAATGGTGTTCGCCCAACGATCAGCCGCAACATACCCACCCGAAGTGCCGCTCGTCCCCCGCTGCCAGAAGTCGAAGGCCCCGTTGATGATGCGGTTCTCAGGGTCAAGAACACCGGGGCGCAGAGGCACAGTGTTGATCGTAGCCGTGTTGCCACCAGAGGCGTCGAGGATCGCGTTTGTGCGGAGTGTGGACATTAGTTGGCCTCCAATGCGGTGATGGTCATGGCTCTACTCCTCACCATGAAAACGCTGCCGGAGCAGCCTGCGAGAGAGCCGGGACGCTCTCCTCTCGTTTTGCGACAAGCTCGGACAGCTCACGCTCCATGTCTGCGACCGCCTGCTCACCTAGAGCCTGCTTGACCCAAGACACAACGGTGTCCTTGCTCAGGTCACCAAGAGCCGTAAACGACGAAGGATTGGGCGCTGCGAGGGTCACGGAGCCATGGGCACCCTGCACTACCTCTGCGTCAAACTTCTGGTACAGGGAGTAGCCGACCTCAACAGCAACCTGCCCGAGGGTGGCATCCTCAACGACCTTAGGTCCGTATACGTTCCATTCCATGGTGTCACCCCTCAGTTCAAAAAGACGATTTCGGCCCAGTAATTAGGCGTACCGCCACTGCCGTTAGTTACAGTAATACGTGGAGAACCCCCGTTATTAGTAAAGGTTGCAGTGCCGTTAAACTCGTATTGAGCAACTTTGCTCAAGGCCAGCGCATGCCCGTTAAAGTTAGTTGTGTATAGGCCGACAGCTTGAACTTGGTGGTTGAATGTAAGAGAGGTCATCGTAACAAAGAAAAACCGAGATTGGTTTTCTGCACTCCCAGAGCCTTGGCCAACAAAACCTGAAATGTCTATGTTGTAGGTTCCGGTTGTTCCAGCACTCACTCCAGCAGCGTAAATAAAGCCTCTGCGCCGTTGAGGGAAGAGAACTTCCCCGTTCACATGTAATAGGGTGCTAGGCGAAGTTGTCCCGACCCCAAGCCGCCCGCTGCTATCAAACCGAGCAGCCTCAACGCCACCCTCAGAGAAGGCAATCGTATCAGCCGCCGGGAAGAAGATACCCGTGTTGCTGTCACCCGTGGGGTAGATCGCAGGCGCACCCGCGCTGCCCGCTGGCACCTCGTTGGCGAGACCCGAGACGTTCACAGTCCCCGTCGCATCCGGCAGCGTCAGCGTCCGATCCGTGTTGCTATTGGGCGAGGCGAGGGTGAAGTTCCCCGTGCCAGAGGCGTTCGGCGTGAGTGCGATTTTGCTCATCAGATCACCACGTATCTTGCGCCGGATTCGACCGTAACGGTGATGCCGGAGTTGATAGTTATTGGGCCAGTAGACATCCCATTGCGACCGGTCACAAGCGTGACGTTCTCGGTGACCGTAGCCGAGTTCTCGTAGATCGCGTCCGACGTAGCACCGCCGCCGCCACCAATCGCCCCCCACGCCGTACCGTCATAGCCCTCGAAGGATGCAGCGTCGGTGTTAAACCGGAGGTAGCCAGCCGAGGGAGAGCCATCACGTTCCGACTCGTCGCCGGTGGGTATAACTGCAGAACCAGTTGCAGAAGTCTGCGCAACCGCATCTCCCGGCTGGAGCGCACTGTCAGCTGTACTACCCTGCGCCGCAGTGGCGTAATCCGTCGCATCGGTAGTGGCTGCAGTGCCCAACCCGAGGGTCGTGCGCGCGGCACCAGCATCCGCGTCGTCGATCAGGCTTGCACCAAACGTGGAGATGGTCGAGGTCTCGACCTTGTCGCTGTTCAGGTTGTTGAAGTTGGCGTCCACCTCAGCGTTCGTTAAGGGGGCGCCTTTGCCGGATCGCGTTACGATGGTCGCCATGTATCACCTCATGCCGCCGACAGGGTCACGGTCCACGTGATCTGCAGGGTGTCGCCAGCCTGCTTGTTGACCACCGGGAACACAGTGCGGCAGAGCATCGTGCCGCTCGTAGAGGCGTTGAAAATGCCGGCCTCCGTCACTGCACCGGTGGCTTCGCCGGGGTCGAACGTCGTCGCGTAGACAATGCTCTCGTTGCTGCCGCCACTCTGCGTGGCGCTGCCCAGCGCTTTGCGCGAGCCGATCAGCGAGCCGAGGTTGGTGTCACCCGCAGCGGCCGGGCTAGTTCCGGCGCCTAGCCCCATGTGGCTCATGACCCCAGACGACGTGCCCAACATACGGCTGGTGATGTGCGCAAGCCCAGTGGTCACGATCAAGTTCTTGATCTCGCGCTGGTCCTTGACCGCGCCGTCCGACCCGGTGAGGACAATGGTCAGGCGTCCGGAGAGGCCGAGTCTTTCTTTCGAGTTCATCTAGTATCTCCTTAGAAGGTTCGGGCTTCGCCGACATAGTCCTCTGCGAAGTATGTAAAATCGCAGTAGTCTTGCATCCGGATAGAACCGCTATCCGCGATAGACGCTGCGTCCACAATACCAAGATTTGCGGCGATTACAACAGTGTCGACTGCACCTGCGCCATCCACGATGCGCTTGTTCGGCACCACGTTCGGGAAGTCAGCCACTGTGTACTGATCGGCGAAGGGTTTGGCCGCTGACAGTTCAGATACCGACAGCACATCAGCCGCGTCTGCGAACGCAAGGATGCGCGTGAATACAATACTGTCCACCATCGACACTGCGTCGGTGGGGCCTATCAGCATGTTCAGCGCGAAAAGCGTGTCCGCAGCAGCGACGCTTTCGCTGAGCGGTTTGGTGAACGACAGCTCGATCGAGACGATCGTGTACCCCGGGTCGGTATAGTCCTCCGCGAAGTACGCACCCTCCTCGATCTTGGGGTTCTCGAATAACCCCTTGCTGATCTGGAACGGCGACAGTGCATCGTCGACCTCCACAGCGTCGGCGAAGCGCTTGTTTGGCACCACATCAGGGAAGTCGGCCACGGTGTACTGATCGGCGAACGGCTTCGCCATAGACATGTCAGTGTCGGAAAACAGCCTGACCACATCGGCGCGTGTCAAAAATTTGACAAACACGCCGAGCACATAGTTGTAGACGATGTACGGGACCTGAACCGCAGCAGACATGACAGGTACCGCGGCCGCAGCCCGGACCTGTACCGCTGAGATCGCCGCGCGGATGCGCGGTATGGTCTCGTTTATCTTCACTCGAAGTCGTCTCTGATCCGGAACTGCAGCGGGTCGTACACAGTCTGGCGCACGCCGGTCTGCAAGAGCACCTCGACCTCGCCCTCGTAGTACCCCGCCGGGTGATCGAGGTCGCCTGCCTGCCACACGATAATAGCCACGCCCTGCGTCGCCGTTGGCGACGGGATCGTCAGCGCACGAGAGAACAGCGTGTCGCCCCCGACTGCGCGGAAGTGCAGCGTCGCCGTGGCGCCGGACAAGTTGATCGCGGCACCCGTGGACTCGTCTGTCAGCGTGAGGCTGACCTGCGGGCCGGTGTCGTTGCGGACCAGCTTGATCCGGGTGTCAGAGATGCGTGGGTCCAATGTTTCCTCCTACGCGAACTTGGGGCCGCGGACGACGAGCGCAGAGCGGAACGCGCCGAGGTTGGTCTTGGCCCGCGCCGATGTGACGGCGAACAGAAACTGCTTTGCGTGATAGGCAGCAAGTTCCCGATCGGTCCAGTCCACGTTCGGCAGCACCAGCAGATGCTGCAATGCGCCGTGCAGGATGGCATCCTCGAACTCGTCGAAGACAGCCTGATCCATATCGGACGAGCTGCGGGTCGGCTTGAGCGCGAACGTCATCGACAGCGTGTAGGTACGCTCTGCGTCGGGCATCGGGAAGACACGGTACCGGTTGGCGCCCACTTGCGCGATCATGCGTGGCTCGGAGCCAAGCTCGGCGATCTCCGCTGGCACTGTGGTGGTGGCCGGCCACTCCGTAATCATCGCGGCTGCAGCGTCGTAGGACAAGACCTGCGCGGGGGTTCCGTTGATGTCAGTCCGCACCACAGCCTGCACCATCGTGTCGGGCGGGGCCGCGAAATCATACTCAGCTCGCCCGGGCGTCAGCGTGATGGGTGGGGCAGTGTACCGCCACGCCAAGGTGCGCTCGCAGACCCGGATGGCCGAGTCGCGGATGTAGTCCACGACCACCGGGTAGGCGCAAGAAGGGGCGCTGGCCGAGACTTTGGCGCTGAGCGTGGAGAAGGCACGCGTTTCCATCAGGCACCTCTGCTTTGCGTGGGCATCGTTTCTTTGTCGGTGACGACGCGCGCCTGCAGGTCAACACCAAGCGACTGGCTGAACGAGTCCATGAACAGCTTGGCGCGGCCGGAGTCGACGTTCTCGTCGTCGATCGACGAGGCGAGGAACACCACACCGTCCACCAGTTGCGGCAGGTAGCCGTCGGACGGAGCGTCCATCACCTCGTCTAGGGCGTAGTCCCCCGGCACCGCGACGTACTCCAGCATGACCGTCGTGTTGGGCAGCGGCTTGGGGTACACGAAGAACTTGGTCGGGTTGCGCTCGTGGCGCATGAAGTTAAGGGGCGTGCCCGCCGGATCAGAGACCCACTGCGGATACGCACGCTGGAACATCGGCCGCTCGACCTCCGTGACGGAGTTGCGCCCCACGACGTAGTAGATGTCCACCAGTCGGTGAGCGTCGGCCGGGAGTTCCTGCATGACATCATTCGCCGTCAGCGCGACTGTGGTCATCTTGTTGAACAGATCAGGGCGCATGCCGAGCATGCGCTTGACGGTCTGGTTCACGTAGCCCAGCAGGTCGGCGTCGCTGTAACGCAGGGGGGCCCGCGTGTCCTGCAGCAACTTCCGCGCTTCAACGATGATGTCCGCTGGTGTCATTCAGGCAAGTCCCTTGAGGCGTCGGCCGACAGTTCCGGCGAAGTATACACGGGTTGCTCAGGGATGTCATCCGTGGCGAGGTCGAGTTTCTTCACCCGCCGCTTGGCCTTCTCCACCACCGCCGTGGCGAAGCGCTCCGGGTACGCTTCCTCCTCGGTCACCTCCTCGCACTTCGGGTGCCGAGCGAGTGTTTCGTTCCACTCGTAGATGAAGCCGTCGACTTTGTTCCGCAGGTATCTCATTTCTTCTTCCCCTTCTTGGTGACACCCTTGACGGTGCCCTTGTTCTCGGATGCGTAGAACACCCGCTCGCCTTGCTCTTTCCCGTACTGCTTCTGCATGGCAGCCTTAATCTTCTTGCCCTTGGCGTTCAGCGGCATGTTACGTCCTCTTACCCGATGGTTTGACCGGCCACGACTTGCGCGCAGGGCCCGTCTTCTTGGTCGCCATGGTGCGCTTTTCTGTCGCGCTCATCTTTGCAGCAGCAGCGGCGGGACGACAAGCCGGGTAGGCACGCGAGGACTTCTCAGACCCGGAGCGACCGCACTCCTTGCCAGTCTTGACGTCGACCCACTTCTCACCAAACCACTTGCCGAGCCCACCCTTGCTCATTTCTTCACCCGATTGTCCGGGCCGCTCCACCCACCGCCGCGCTTCTTGTACTCCTTGGCAGCCCACGCGTTGGCGTAGGCAGAGGGGTACACGTCGAACTTGGTCTTAGCCGCGGCTTTGACCTTGGACCAGAGTGCGGGGTTGGTTGGTTTGGGGCTCGCCATGTCAGCAGTTCCACGCGCGCAGTGACTTGTTGATCCGGCTGTTCGGGTCGTTGGCCGTTTTCTTCGACGTCAGCTTTTTCTTCATGCCCTCCATCCGGGCGCAGAAGCTGTCCCGGCGGGGACCGCCCTCAGGCTGCGGGGCCTTGAGTCCCGGCTTGCCGGGGTTGGCCTTGTTGTAGCTGGCCCGACCCTTGGCGTTGAGCCCGCCGGATTCACTCTTGCCTTCCTTGCGGGTCCACGCTGGAGTCTTGGCCATTATGCGATCCTCTCAGACACGATGATTGCCGAAGGAGTTACCGGAGCAATAGCGCCGGCCGCAGTGTGGTCGAGCGTTATAGCTGCGTTTTCTGGCAGCCACAACACCTGCACGTACTGCCCGGCGGTGACCGTCACATAGAAAACGATCTGGAAATAAGCCGCGCCGCCGTCTCCCGCCTTCGGTACAGTGACTCGGGTGGCAGACCGTGCGATGTTCGTGCCGTCCAGCGCGAACCAGATCGTGGCGTCGTGATCGTTGGTGTCGGAGTTCGCCAGCTGCAGACTGGGCGCAACCATGTAGGTTCCGGCCGCGGCAAAGGTCAGGCGAGTCAAGTTGGTACCATCGGTGACCATGGTGATGCCGGCGCCCACAACCTCGGTCGTACCGAACTTGACTGCTGTGGCAGCAGACACACTGCCGGTCTGGTCTGTCACGTCCGAGAAGCAGGCAAAGGCCCGGCCAGTGATCGTGGTGAAAGGCACTTTACCGCTGAGCACGTCGATGTTCGTTACGTTCACCTCACCCGTACCCTTGGGCGTGATGTTGATATTGATGTTGGTGTCGGTCCCGTCTGCCGAGATCGTGTTCTCGGTGATCGTGAGACCAGTCTCGGCGTCGCCGGTAGACAGCGTGTCGGACTCAATGAGAATGATGCCAGTGAAGCTGCCGGGGAACGATGCCCCCGTGATCGTGCCGCCGGTGATCTCCACGTTGTCGATGACGACGGCGCCGCTGCCGTCCGGGGACAGGATCAAGTCGCCGTTGGTGTTCGTCGTGCTGATGGTGTTCCCGTCGATGCGGATGTTGTCGACCTCGATGTTGGTCGTGCCGACCTTGAGCGCAGTCGCCGTGCCCGTGCCGCTGTACACCGTCTTGGGTGTAGCCTCAGGCCCGCCGTCGATGTGCAGCAGTTGCGAGAAGCTGTCTTTAACTTTTTCTGCTGTCAGGTTGGTGGCCATGGTGCGCTCCTTGAAGAAGCGAGGCCCCGAAGGGCCTCGCAATTATTACGACGGCAACAGCGGAATGGTGAACCAATCCACGTCGTCGATGGCGACGAACATCGCAGCAGTCTTAGCTGCCATGTTCAACGAGCCGGTGGTGGCCGTGCCGCTGTTGATCTTGTCGCTTGCACCGGGGTACACCTTCAAGATCGCGTTGGCTGCGTCAGCGTTTTTCACGATGACGATCTTACCAGCTGCAGCTGCCGGCAGCTTCACACCCTTAGTGCCATCAGCACCAGTTGCATGAACCACACCGTAGGCGGCGATGGCGCCAGCGTTCGTGTTGTCCGAACCAGCTGCGGCAACAGCCGCAACCGGAAGGGTCACGTTGCCCGTGACACCGCCCGAAGCAGTCAAGTCGCCGGTAACAGTCAGCGTCTGCAGGGTTGCATTGCCGCTGTTGATCCGGACGTTGTCCTGCGAGATACCGCTATAGACACCCATTTTCAGTCTCCTTTGTTGGGGAGGTAGGGGCCGAAGCCCCTACCATCAGGCCGACGGAATGGTGCCGAGTTCAGCGCCCATGTTGACCACTGCCAACGAGACCTTAACGCGAGCTGCGTTGATGCTGTTGGAGTTCAGGGTCAGCAGGATGCTGGTATCGACTGCGCAGTAGTAGGCTGCCGCATCAGCGTAGCCACCGGTGGTGCCAACCGCAGCGTTCAGGTCGAAGCCATCGACCCAGAAGTCCACGGTGCCGCCGCCGATGCCGACGTCGACGTTACCCGCAGCGCCTTCGGCGCGAACGAGCGTGGCCACGCCGCCAAGGACGAAGGCGCCTTTGGGCAGGGTGCCGATGACCAGCGTGTCGGTCGCTGCCAGCGCAGCTGCGCTGGCAGCGGTGCGGGCTGCCGCGATCTTGGCGAAGTCGAGGTCGATCTCGATCACGCTGACGCGGTCAGTGTAGTTGGCCGAGAAGCCGGCCGAGTTCTTGGCGAACCCAAGGGAGTCAGTGTAAGCAACCATGATCTGGTCTCCTTATGCGAACTGGACGACGGCTTGTGCCAGCGCCTCGGGCTTCGTGACCTTGTAGCCGTACACCTGCAGGCCGCGCACGATGTTGCCGAAGGTGGACTGAGCGCGGAGAGTTTCCATCTCAGTCATCTGCGACGCGAAGGTGAAGCCCATCTTGTGACCGGCGATGATCGAGGTCTTGCCGGACGAGACGTTCAGGTTGTGCGACACGTAGAGCGTGAAGCGGTCGATCATGCCGAGACGGCCGTTACGGATCGGGCTCGCGCTGTCGCCCGAGAGCGAAGCGTCCTTGAGTTCCGACTTCTTGATGAGACCAGCCATGCGGGCCGGGATCACGAGGAAGCGGTCCGACTCCGGCACGTTGGCCTCGTCGAGCACGGTGCCCATGTCAACGATCAGGTCGACGACCGGGGTGGTGGTCGAAGCGCCGTCCTTGGTCACGGTCAGCGGAGCGCCGGTGGTGCCGAGGTTGAAGGCAGCCGACTGCTGACCAGCGGTCGCGCCTTTGTTGGCAGCAGCGATGTCCGGCAGCATGTCGGTCAGAACGCGCTGGTCGATCTTGACCTTCATCTGCTCCGAAGCATCCTTCGACCACATGTCCATCAGCTTGATGTCCGACTGAACGCGGTCGATGTCGTCTTCAACGCAGGAGAAGTACTCGCCTTTGTCGATGAGCAGCTGCAGCTTCGGTGAATCCGGGTTCTCGACGACGAGGTTCTGGCCCTTGACGTACTCGCGGATGGTGATGTTGGGCTGGGTACGGATGTTAACCGTATCGCCCATGCGGCGGATTTCGCCTTCGTAGTCGGTGTTCGAGATCGCCGACAGCACGGTGGCGTCGTAGAAGTTCTCGATCAGTTTGCCGGACCAAATCTCGGGGATGAAGTTACCCGAGTAGTTGGGGCGGCCGGGAGCAACGGGATAGGCCATGTGGTGTCCTTTCACTTAGCCAGTTTATGTAATGCGGCCATCTCGCTGTGCAGCGAAGATGTCGCGTTCGATCCGGTCACGCTCCTGCTCCCGACCCTTATACAGACCTTTGCGCACGTCGTCAAAGAACTTGGCGACGTCCGCCCGGGCGTAGGTCTTGGCGTCATTGGCGGCAGGAGTGCTCGCCGCTGTACGACCGCGACCCGGTGCGATCTGTTTTTCGAGTTGGGAACTGGCAACGTTCCGAGGTGATTGAGCAACAGAACCGCCATTCACTGACTGCCACGTCTTGAAGAACCCTGCGACCCGTCGTGCATCCAACTGGTTCTGCGCGTTATCGAGGTACGACTGCCGGGATACGCCGGACAGCGGGTCGATCTCAAGCAGCCAGTTGTGGAAGCCTTGCTCGGCGTTGATTTCACGCCAGTCTGGGACTTCCGCCGACAGTTCTGACCAGAACATTTGCTCAGAGTTAAGGGCCTGTCGCTGTACGACGCTCTCCACCTTGGGGACGACGTTGGTCTGCAACTGCATGACCAAGCGCTTGAGTTCCGCGACCTCCTGCTGCGATGCAGCAACTTCTTCGCGGGCGGCACGGCGCATGACTTCGATCGAGTCGCCGTAATCCTCAACGTCCTTGTCGGTGATGAGCTTCGCCGCGGCCGCCTGTGCAGGTGCCTGCTGGGGCGCGGAAAGCGACGCGAGCAGCCGTTCGAGCTGACTGACGCGTTGGCCCATCTGATTGTTCTCCGCCTTGAGGCGAGCCGTTTCAGCGTTGTACATTCCTTGCAGGGATCGCCAACGCTGTTCGTAGGTCAGGTCTTCGTCTGTGTTACCGGATTGCCCTTGCCCTGTAGGCACCGGTGCAGCCGCAGCATCGCCCCCACCGTCGGCTTCGGTCGGCTGCTGGACCTCACCCTCCGCCGGAGATTGTTCTCCTTCGGTCGGGTTCAAGTCTTCGTACAGCTTCGAAATAGCCTCGGACTGCTTGCGAATTTGTGCGGGAATAGCCATTTTTACGCTCCTCTCGGTGTGCGTGATTGGATCAGCTGCCCCTACGGGGCTGTGCTGCTAAGTCAGGGGACTCACTGACGAGCTTGTAAAGCTCGCCTAAGACCTGACACCGCCCCTGTGCAAGTGTCACGCTCTGTCCCACGCTTGGCAGCCGTTCAAGCTCAGACATCCGCCACTCTCCCAGCCACTCTTGGATGACTGGGTATTGACGGACGCTGTTAGCCAGCGCGAGGATTACTTCGGGGGTGGCCTGCTTCACTGCGGCCCCCCGTTTATGAGGTTGGTACCACCGGCCGGTGCGCCGGCGAGGTCCATGTTCTGTGTCGCGGGCTGCCCGCCCCCGGGTGCCGGCATCTGCTGCGCTGCAGCAGCGAGCCGCTCGTTCATCGCCATCTTCTCACGCGACGGGACGATGTCGTCAACCGACATCTGTAGTCCCTTAGCGACCTCGCGCAGCAGCGCAGCGCGGCCCTGCGGCCCGATGATGTTGATGTCGAACTCGTTAGCCGTGGCGTTGAGGAACTCCACCCGGCGGACGTTGACCGTCTCCTTGACAGCGAGGTTAACCGCGCCCTTGGCAACGACCTGTGCATCGCCCTTGATCGACTCGTCCGGATCGTAGCGCATGTTGTAGACGAACTGGCGCTGCACGATGGTCTTGAGCACGTCGCTGTCGATGTGCATCACCACCTGCCGGATGCCCTTGCCCGCGGAGCCCATCAGCATGGAGAGGCCCGACGCGGTGCGCCCTGCCCCCTGCACGTTGGTGTCGCCGTAGATGTAGGCCGGGATGCCGCTGTGGTCGTCCGCCATGCGCGAGAAGCGGTCGTAGACCCCCACCAACGTGTTGGCGTTGTCGTTGGGCTGGTTGAACCGAACTGCCGGGGCCGACGAACCCAGCGGGTCGTTCATCACCTGCCAGATTTTCCACGGCTGCAGCTGGGTGATGTCCTCGTTGGGGGGCAGACGTTCAAGGTTAACCTCGACCTGCGGCCCGGAGGCGATCGCCATGTTGTTGACCAGAGCCCGGGCTGCTGCGTTGCAGACGTTCTGGATGTCCTCGATGATCTCGGGGATGGCCTTGCCCCAGAAGGCACCGGGCTGCTTGATGAAGCTGGTCTTGGCGTAAGGCTTCTCGCCGAGCGGGTCGTAGTTGAGCACCGCCTTGATGATGTAGTTCCCCACGGTCCAGACGTTGGCGTCGTACTCGCGGTCGACGTCAGGCACTTCCTCCTCGGTCATGCCCCACTCGCGCAGCATCCGGCCGCTGATCTTGCCCCAGAACTCCAGCGTGTCGTAGACCTCGGTCGGACGCAGCTCGGTGTGGAACTTGCGCTCCTCCTCCTCGCGTGAGTCCTTCTGCCACTCTTGCACCCATGACTGGGTGTTGCCCACTTCGAGCACCTTGCGGATGGCGGCGTCGTCGTAGCCCGGCACACCGATGAGATCGGCCAGCTGGGTGCGGGTCAGTTCGTGGTACTCGAAGATGTAGCCGTCGTTGATCCGGGTGATGCCCGGCTCGGGGTAGATGTGGAACGGGCTGACCCGCTCATACTCAGGCGCGATGCGCTCACCGGGGACGAGCTTGCTGCCCTCCCACTTTAGGTACCGCTGGCGCCGAACGATCGGCCCCTTGATGAAGGCTGCCGGGAAAGTCACGAGATCGGTGATGAACTCGTTAAACGAGTCCGACCAGCCGCCCTGAGCGAACTGGTCTTCGATCTTGGTCCGCATCTTGTCGACGCGATTCTGCGCCGCCTGCATGATCTTGAACCGGAACTCCTGCCCGACCATCTCCTTGAGCTCGCTGAGCTCGGACTTGCTCGGAGCCTGCCCTGACGACTGGAGAATCTCCATCACGCGCTCGGCGAAGGCCAGCTGCAGCTCCTCCGCCTCTTTGGGCGACAGGTCTGGGATGGGTGTGGGCACGATGTCCCACGGTGGAGTGCCGTTGTCGAGCAGGATGTCCCGCAGCCAGCTCTCCGCAGCGCGGCACTTGACCTCGGTAATCATCATGAAGACTTCCGAGCCACCCTGCTCTTGGATGCGCAGGAGCTTGTCGGCCTCGTACTCACCGTTGCGCTGGCGCATGGCCCTGAGCATGATATCGGTGATGGGGTCACGCGAGATGCGCGCTGCGTCCCAGCACTCCTTGAGGTGCGCTGTCAGACCCACCATGACGGGGCTGCTCTGCCGCGCTGCGAGTTCACGCTCTGCCTGTTCGCGCTCTTGGCGCACAAGCTCATCGTTACCAACGACGCGGAGAATTGTCAGACCTGCCATGGTGCGGAGCTACCTCAGTACATCGGGTTCTTCTTGGGGCGCGGGCTGGACTTCATGCCAGCCTTGGCCTTAGACTTAGCGTCCATGCGCCCGGCCTCGGCATCCTGCCGCTCACGTGCTGCAGCGCCACCCATGGCACGAGTCATGGTCGCATTTGCGCGTCCCGTCTCTGCATCCATAGGGCGCGGGGACTTCTTCGGTGCCAGTGATTTCTTCTTGTCCATGACGGACCTCCCTTGCAAGTTGACAGAATATAACCCGGCCGCGCGCATCTAGCAAGAGAAACCCCTCCGGGGGTGGGCCGGAGGGGTTAGGTCGAGCAGGCAGCGGACGAGGGAGGAGAATCCGCCGGTACACTTTATGTATCACGCCCACCCTTTGGCGTCAACTCGCTTCACCTCTCGCCGCGTGTGCATCATCGCGCCACTGTCGAGACTGCCGATGTGCATCATGAGGTAGCTGATGGCGTCGCCGATGTGGCTGTGCTTGCCGGCGTCGCCCGACTTCTCCAGCCCGTCGCCGTTCTTCTTGAACCGGTAGCCGCCCATCAGGGCTGCCTTAAGCCGGATGCAGCTGGGGTCCATGAGGAACCCCGGGTCACCGTCGACTTGGCGCATGAGGTAGTCGTCGACCGCGGCGATGCGCGGGGTGATGTTGTTGGTCCGGGCGGGCATGACCCTGAACCCCTCGGCCTTGATGATGTCGACCGCGGAGCGCTCGTCGGTCTGGGCTCGCTGCGTGCCTGCTGGGTCAACCACGATGATGATGGGCGCCCCGGCGAACTTCTCGTAGAGCAGGGGCTTGAGCACCGTGCGCATGAACCTCTGGATGCCCATGTCGTAACTGACGGCTTCTGCGAGCACCAGCGCCCGGCCTCGTGGGTCCTGCTGTCCGATGACAGCCGCGGGCGTGAGCCCGAGGTCCATCCCCACGATAATCGGTCTCGTGCCATTGGTGATGGCTTTGAGCGGCATCTTGGCCATGTGATAGTCCGGCCGGAAGTATTTGAACACCGGCGTGCCGGCGAGCGACAGCCCGTACTCCCCGTCGATGAAAACCCTGACGTACTCCTCCGAACGACCTTGGGTGTCGTAGTACCCTTCCGGCAGGTTCTCGATGTTCTCGGCGTAGGGGCTGCGCCCCGACGGCTGCTTGAACACATCCCACCCGTTGTTGTTGGGGCTGACCCCATCCTTCGGGTCGATCTTCTCCATCTGGTAGAACCACCACGTGTCCATGGTCGGCGGGTTGGTGTCCGCCCACATCCCGTGCCACGTCGCCCCGCCATCCTTGGCCGAGGGGAATCGCCCCACCCGCTTAGACATAGCGTCCACAATGTCAGGGTGGATGTCGCGGCACTCGTTGAACCACGCAAAGGTCAGTTCGAGGGAGTTAAGGTTAGCCACGTCGTCCGCGTCGTCCAGCGCGCGGAACATGATCTCGCACTCCACGTCGCCCACCTTGAAGAAGTAGGTCTTGGTGGTGCGCATGAAGTGGCCACAGACCCCCGGGGGGAACCAGTCGAGGAAGGTTTTGATCGTGGTATCGGAGAGTTGGCGGACAGTTTCGCGGACCACAGCGCAGCGGGTCTTGCGGATGCCATTGGCGTTGGGTTTCTGCTGGCTGGCACGCCGGATAATCTCAAAGCAGCAGGCCACGGACTTGCCGGAGCCGACAGGACCCATGATGACCCGCATCTTCCTGTCCGATTGCATGAACCGGGTGACCGTGGGGGTGGGTGTGTAGGAGATGTCGAGGGCCATCAATCGTCCTCTTGCATTTCGGGCGGCAAGTACTGCCCGCTCAACAGATTGTGCTTGAACTTTTCAATCAGCCACAGGACGTCACCGCCGTCTTTGAGTCCGAGAGTCGCCCGAGCCTCCATGTTGCCGTCCTTGTTCCACCCAATAAGCAGAACCTCGTCGAAGACCTCCAGCGCCTGCTCCAACACGTTGTCGGCGCTCTTGGCAGCGTCTTTCGGATAGAATTTCTTGATCTCAGCCATAGACAAACACCCTGTAAATAGGTTTTCCGGGCTTCGGACGGGCGGCGCGGGCGGTCCGGTAGGACTTTTGTTCGGCTTTTAGGGTGGCGATGAAGGCTTGCGCTGCAAACAGGCTGTGAAACGAGTGAACCTCAGTCTTCATCAGCGTACTCCGCGTCATCCACGGGGATGGCGGGCGGTTTCGCCGTCACATCCAGCGTCTGTCCGCCCAAATTGATGCTGATCGTGACGCCACCAGCGGCATTTGCGTTCTCATTGGCAGGGGTGGTGTCCAGCCCAGCCCACTTGACCGTGCTTTTGATGAGGTCGGCCTTCACCGCGGGGCTTACAATGGGGTCGTGGATGAGAATCCAGCTGGTCTTGAGCAGTTCCTCGGCCTGTGCACGCGCCTTGACCCTGAATGTGAGGCCCTTGGTACGCACTTCCTCCCTGCAAGCCTCCACCTTCTTGAGGAAAGTGGCGTCGTTCTTGAAGGTGAGGAGGTCTGATGCCTCGAACTCGTGCCGATCCAGCAGTTCGTCGAGCTTTTCCCCGCTCCCCTCCATCAGAAGGGCGAGGTCAAAGGCGAACCGGTCGGTCCATTTGGTGTGAACAGGGCTCATGTACATGGGGGGATGGTAACTCTTGGAGGCGGGGGCGGTCAATAGTGTAAAGATTTGGTTTTTTGGGCCGGGAAAATTTTTTATAAAGTGATAGTAGGGGGGTGTATAGTTGTAAAGTTTGGTAATTTTGGGTTGTGTTGTAAGGGGTCTACTACAATAGCGGGGGGCTGAAAAAATCCAATCCAACCCCCCACCCCCCTGCCTGCCTGCTATCGCGCGGCGCGCGTGCTATAGGGCAGGGAAAACGCCCTATGCGACGCCTAATTTGACCCGGACGTCGTGACATGCCATAAAGATTTCACCGAACGGCAAACCACCGCCGAACGGTAGCGGGAAACCGCGCCGCTCTTTGACACTGTTAACCTGACCCTAGACACATAGTGTCGATGATGGGTGGCACAAGTTTCAACCTTATGCCATATGAAAGGAAACACCATGGCCAAGATGTTCGACATTGAACCGGTAGTTCTGTCCCTCAAGCTGACCGTCACCAAAGCGACGGAAAACGGTCTCTTGGGCGGCGTCACCGACGTCGAAGTGGTAAGCGCCAACGGGGAAGCGGATACCCGCTTCTACGGCTTTGCCAGCAACTGGGGCAGCCTTGTGATGAACTACAAGTCAGAAGGCCGTCCGGCAAAGCCTGCCAAGGCTGACAAGCCCGCGCCGAAGGCGCTGACTGCGACGCAGAAGGCAATGATCCCGGCCAACGGGACCAAGGCTAAGGGTAAGGCCAAGGCCGAACCTGCAGCACCTGCAGCACCTGCCACGATTGCGGGCTTTACCCCCGAGCAGCTTGCGAAACTGCAGGCGCTCAAGGATGCAGGCATCCTCTAAGAACAGGGCGGACCCACAAGGGTCCGCCCAACCTCTCTCACAAGGAAGATAGAAATGCGGAAATACGACGATGTTCAGCGCGCATCCATCCAGCGCTCCGAGGCATACCTGCGCAAGAAGGCGATGTCCAAGCCCGTAAGCTATGTCGGCGAGTTTATCGCAGGCATACTGTTCATGGCCTTGATGGCCCTGCTCGCAGTGATCCTACTGTCGCTCTGACCCTGACCCGCCCGGCTCACCACCGGGCGGGTTTTTTGTTGCCCGCTTTACACCTTTACACCGCCCGCATAGGAGGCAGTTGCGTGCTGCGCGTCGTTAAGTTTTGCTCGTTTCACTCGCCATACGTCGGGGGCCTGTAGCTCTGACACGTAGACATGCTGCCCTTTACACACTGTCAGGCCAAACAGTCGGGGGGCTGTAACGTATTGATATTAAACAACTATCTATTTTCGCTTTACACTACCTTTACACAAAATGTGTAAAATTTAGATGGTTTACATGTTTACACCACGATGGATAGTCCAATGAAACCAAGGGGTTAGCGGATGTAAACCAGTGTGTAGTAGTAGTAAAGTATCTCTACTATCTATAATATATAGGTTTTTTTTGAAGATACGTGACGGAAATCGTCAATCAACTCGGTTGAGTGTAAACCTTTACAATACAACCGTCCCAGTTGCACAATTTTAGCGCCGGATATTCTGAAAAATCGTAGATAGTTTAGATACCTACCCACAACCCATTGATTTTCCATACGTTTTACTATCTATCGTGTAAAGATACTTCGCCTACCCAAACCTCAATTCTTAGATACTTTACACTCTATTTCCCCCCTACCCCCCAGATTTGACGCCATCTGGCCCGATCGGCTAGGAAGATGGGGCTGGCCGAGGTCCACCCAAACCACCTCCGGTCCGGCAAACTTAACAATCTTAACACACACTGGAGACTACCATCATGGCTAACTGGGCCAAACTTGCCGACCTCTCCGCTGACCTTTACAAGAAAACCCTTACAGTCCGGCCCTTGTGCCGCCCTTACATCAGTCAGGCTGATGCCATCTATGACTACACCGTCGGCCATGAACTGGTCGTCGTGGACCAATCGTCCCCCCTTAACAACTGCCGGATCACTGTCTGTGACCGTCATGAGTTGAAGCGGCACTACGACCTGACCCATCTCAACATCCAGTTCAACCCCGGCATGGCTCCGGTTGAAGTCACCCTCTGAGGAGTAGGTATTATGGATGCTAACACGGTTCGAATGACTGCCGCGGTGCTTAGCTACCTCGGTCTTGACGAGTTCTACAAGCAGGTCGATGCCCATATCGAGGCATACCCCGGTATCTCCTACAAGGATGCCCTTACAGAAGTGGTCCAAATCCATGTGGATCACATGGGCCACCGGCTCTAACAACCAGCCCGTCCGGCTCTGTCGGATGGGCTTTCCCGTTCCTCAACCCTCTAAGGAAGGTCACTAACATGTTCGGCTCTAACATCGCCCTGCCCCGTGGCGGCATCACTTCCTATCAGCAAGCTCTGGTTAAGCATGATAGCATCGCTCCCATCAGGGGGCGGTCCACTGACGTCAGACCTCTTGGTAACCGGAGGAATGACAACCTCACCATCCGCAAACTTGACAACGGCTCCATTGCCGTCCGGCTCTACCAGACTGACATCGTCACTTACCATGACGATGGCACCATCGACCTTGAGCCTTACTCGTCCAAGCTGACAGACGAGGCTGTCAGACAGGTGTTTCGCGGTGCTGTCACGGCCAGTTACACCAACCCTGTTGGGCCTGTCCTGTGGACAAACCACAACGGCACTCGTCGGGGCTATCTGGTCGATGGCTGTGCCTCACTGGACAAAGACCTCAACGTCATCGCTGGGACCAAGCCCTTCACCCGTTACAGTGTCAGCCGCAAGAAGGCCAACGCTGCCTGCGCCAAGGGCTTCAACCAGTTCAAGCTGTGGGTCGAGACCCAAGTCAGACTGGGCATTGACCCTAGACAAGGTGAGCGTTGGGGCACAGTCCACCTGTCTAACATGGCCTTGGCCTGTCTCGATGAGCCGGATCGCTACGCTGACATTGCCCGTGGCATGTCCACTTATGTCACTGTTGACTCTCACCTCGACGCCATCCGGCGCCAAGTGCTGAAATACCACGACTGCGTCGAGGAGACCGAGGTGCCTTACATCACAGGGTGGGACCAGCTCACTTCCATCCAGTCCAGCAAGAAGCGGTGGGGGTGAAATTACCTATGAGTCGAAACTGGAGAACAACATGAACAGATACGTCACCTTTACAACCTACACCGACGAGGACCCACAGGTCCTGACAGAGTCCGAGTTCTTCGACACACCAAAAAACGACACCGACTGGTGTGAGTGGGTCTGGCAGTATGCCCCCGACAGAGCGACGGCTCTTTCCCAGCACCAGACCAAGATGGACGAATATCAGGCCGACGTCGAAGCTGGTCGGACAGAGAAGCGAACATACTAATGTCGAAACACCCTTCGGGGTGTCTGTGGCAGGTGGCTCCTGCTGCACTGATGAGACAAGCCAAACAACCTCTTATGGAGAACACAATGCGTCCATCCCTTCTGTCTGACACACTTAAAGACCTCATCTCGATCAACCGCACCGTGGCTATCGAGGGGGCACCGGGTGGTGGCAAGACCACCCTCGTTCAGTCTGTGACTGAGGCTCTCGGTCTGCACTATGTCGAGCGTCACCTGCCGACCATGCTGGTCGAGGACTTCGGCATCCCTGTCATTGGGGGCGAGACCCTACGTTACATGATCCCCGACTGGTTCCCTGCCAAGGGCTCTCGTTATGACGATGGCCGTGGTGGGGTGCTCTGCTTTGATGATCGGAACCAAGCTCCGGCCGACATCCAGAAAGTGCTGGCTAACATCTGCCAAGCACGCAACCTCCACGGCACACCCCTTGCCAAGGGCTGGACTGTCGTCTCCACTGGTAACCGTCAGTCTGACCGGGCTGGGGCCAACCGGGTGCTGTCTCACCTTCGCAATCGTGAGACTGTCCTAGAGTTCGACACCAACCTCGATGACTGGTCGTCGTGGGCACTGACACATGGGGTCAAGTCTGAGGTGGTGGCCTTCATCCGCTTCCGTCCCGGTCTGCTCCATGACTTCGATGCCAACAAGGACCAGAACCCTACCCCACGCAGCTGGACCGAGGGTGTCAGTGATGTGCTTGGTGTCGTCCCTCCTGAGGCTGAGTTCGACTGCTTCAAGGGCGCCGTTGGTGAGGGGGCTGCGGCTGAGTTCGTGGGGTTCCTCAAGATTTACCGCAAGCTGCCTAACCCTGATGCTATCTTGCTCAACCCTGACAGTGCCGATGTGCCGTCCGATCCGGCCACTCTCTACGCTCTGTCTGGTGCTATCTCCAGCCGC